TCATTTTGGAATCTATCTACCGCATCTTGTCTTTTATCTTTAGACATACGACCATCCAATGTTACAGAATTCTTTTTGTATTTTTCGTGCAACATATCGAGAGTCATTGTAAAGTTAGTTAATACAATAACTTTTTTACCTTGTTCTAAACATCTATCAATAATTTCACAAGTATAAGGAATTTTTTCATATGAGATTAATTGACGAACCTTCATTAAACGATTTAAAGTGACACTTAAAGTTTCTTTGTCTTTGTTATCGTTACTGATGCGAGTAAAATCATCCATTTCTTCTTCATACATTCTACTACTTAGTTCCACAAAAATGGGAGTTACAATTTTTTCAGGTAAATCAAGAATGTCTGTTTTCATTCTACGAAGAACCAAATTCTTTGTTCTTTCCCTAAGTTCATCTAAATTAGAAGCACCACTCGTGTTCCATACTTTACGATTACCAACTCTAAATTGATATCCCGCACAATATCTACGAACATATGATTGCCAATTTAATGTTAAAGGTGATTCGACAATTTTAAGAAGATTAAAATAATTTATCGGTCTTGATGTCATAGGTGTACCCGTCAATAACCAAACTTTGGGTATGGTATCTAAAACATCATTTAATAATCTTGTTCTATTTGCCGTTGTATTTGAAATGTAATGTGCTTCATCGACAATGGCTAAATCAAAATTAGTATTAACTAATAATTTATAATCATCACTATCTTCACTCTTATCGGTTGTGTGATAATTTTTAATAATGTCATAGTTGATAATGTAGAAATCAAATGTATGTCCCCATTTACGTCCTTCAACAATTAATATTTTTTTATCACTATAATTTTTAATTTCTCTTTCCCAATTGATTTTTAATGATGCCGGACAAACAATTAAAACTTTTCGAGCACCACTTTCTAAAGATGCAATAACTGCTGATGTTGTTTTACCTAAACCCATATCATCAGCTAAAATAAATTTATCGTTTGCTAAAAGTTTTTCAATTGCAACTTTTTGGTGTTCCATAGGGGGACGAGTATTATACTTGGTATAATCGATAACCCTATTCAATTTTTTCTCTTCTTGGATAATTGCAGCTTTGGGTAACCAAAAAGGGTTTAATTGTTCAGAATCAAGAACCTTACCCCAAATATGATAAGCTTTATCAGATTCACATAATAATTTTTCACACCATATTTGTTCAGGAGGTTTTGGTAAAAGTTTATCTTCCATAATTTTTTCACCAAATGTTGAAACTATTTTAATATGTTTTCTAGCAACCTTAGGGGTTACTTGATGATATTTTTGTACGTACTCGGCTTGAGGTCTTGTTAATTTAAAATTCTTAACTTCTACAAATTTTCTCTTCCACTCTAATAATTGATTATTAGAACCTTCATAAGTAGATAATATATTTCTCGCCTCAATTTCGGGAATCTTTGTTTCCATATATTATAAAATATACATAAATAGAACGTAAGATTAAACTATTTATATGGATATGAATGATAAACTACCAATCACAAGATTAGGAAAATTCTTTTCTCAAGACGATTTTGACATCAACATACAAATGGGTCAAGAGTATCTTCACGGAGATTTGAATATGAAACTTGTACTTTATCGTGTTGATAGAGGTAAAACCGACACAGATTCAATTTATGGAGAAGTAGGAAAAGACGAGATAAAATATTTTCCTCCTGTTGAATTTAACGCATTGGTTAAAATTGATGAACCTAAAAATAATTCATATAAAGGTGGTTTAGTTAGATATAACGAGCCGGGTAATTTAACATTATCTGTTTATATCAGACATCTTGAGGAATTAAAAGTAGATATTAGATATGGTGATTTTATTGGATATCCCGATTCGGAAGATAAATTAAGATACTACACCGTAACAAATGATGGAAAAGTAACATCAGATAATAAACACAAAATGTTCGGATATAAACCACATTACAGAACAATTCTATGTGTACCGGCACAAGAATCTGAATTTAGAGGAGTATAATATGGGAATACCTAAAAGAAAAAATAACATCGATGTTTACGGAGGAGGAAAAGAATCTTTCCAAGGTAAAGATGTTATGCAAAGAAGACAAGAATTATTGGATAGAATTACTAAGTCGGATTCCTATATGCCGGATTCAGTACTTCACGACGATTTGGACGGAGGAATGCTAGATTTTGTTAAAGAAAATTTTGTAATAGTATCTGACGGTCAAAAAATCCCAATCATACCAAAAATATTAACAGTACAAAGATGGGCGGAGTTTACAAATAATTGGGAGTTTTCGGATGATGACGGTAATGTAAAATTACCATTTATCTCAATAGTTAGAAAACCTGACGTTCAGCCAGGTACTAATCCTGTTGTACAAAGAACAATTCCTGATAGAAAAACATTCCATTACGCCACAGTACCAACTTGGAACGGAACTCAAATTGGTGCAGATGTATATAAAATGCCTCAACCCGTTGCGGTTGATATTACATTTGAGGTTACAATCGTATGTACTAAATTTAGAGATTTAAATAGATTTAATAAAACAGTTTTACAAAAATTCTCATCCAGACAGTCATATACAACCGTAAAGGGTCATTATATCCCAATTATATTAGATGGTATTGAAGATAATACACCAATGGATACAATAGATGGTCGTAGATTCTATATGCAAAATTATAAATTTATAATGTTAGGATTCTTAATTGATAGTGAGGAATTTGAGGTAAAACCCGCAATTAGTAGATTTTTCTTATTAAATGAATTTATACAAAAGAAAAATGTTAGAAAAAAATTCGTTAATAGATTAGTTGATATTACAGTCGCATCATTTCCTGCAGATGGTATACAAACACAATTTAGTGTTGGTGAAAGTATTGGTGTTTTATTTAATGTTTCGGTAAATGGTCTGGTACAAGAGAGAGATGCTGATTATTTTCATATATCATACACATCAAAAATAACATTTAGTGAACCACCACCTGAAGGTAGTGAAGTTACAATTACATATTATAAAGGTAGAAATAATGTCATTATTGACAATTATGGTAAATTCTTACAAGTTGCTACAGAATACTTTGAATATACAGGAGGTACTCCTTCATTCACATTAAATAATGCAATTAATAGTATTGTAACGGTGGATATTAATGGTATTGTGGAAAACGAGGGGGATGGATTTGATATTACAGGCGCACAAGAAATTACATTTAATGGTAACCCTGTTGTTGGTTCTGTTATAGGTGTAACTTATTTATACTAAGATTCACCATATATGTCCTTCTTTTTAGGTTTACACAATTCTTCTATAAATTTTTCTAATACGGAATAAATTTTTAATCCATTTTTTTCACAATGGTTTTTTAACATTTCGTGATGCTTTTCACTAATTTTTACATTTTTTGTTTTGTTTTCCATAACTAAAGATAAATAAAGATAAAAAAGGATAAATAAGTATCTTTTTTGAAAAAAGTACGGAAATCTTTGCTAAAAACAAAGATATTTATAGATTAAGTAATAAAATAAATTAACCAAACAACAATCGATGGCAAATTCAAACAGAGTATTCGTGTCTCCAGGTGTGTACACATCAGAGAAGGATCTAACATTCGTAGCGCAGAGCGTCGGGGTAACTACTTTGGGTCTTGTGGGTGAAACTTTAAAAGGTCCCGCATTTGAACCTATCTTAGTTTCGAATTTTGACGAATTCAAAACGTATTTTGGTGGTACTTCTCCTGTTAAATTTAGTAACGGAAACCCAAAATACGAATTACCTTACGTAGCGAAATCTTATTTACAAGAGTCAAATCAATTATTCGTAACAAGAGTTTTAGGATTGACTGGATATAATCCGTATAACACTTTCGGTATCAAAGCCCTTGGTGGTGTTACTCTTGGTAGTACTTCACCACTTTCATATTCGGCAACCACTATGAGTGCAACTACAGTTAGTATTACAAGTAGTGCAGTATATGCTGAACTTTCAGGTAAGACATCTTATGATGGTTCTACAACTATTACCGATTATATAGTTAAAAATTTTAGTGGTTATACAAGTGCTGACCACGGAAAATGGTTTGTTATGGGATTAGTTCCAAGTTCAGGAACAACAAATTCTTCAACATTAGAACAAGTATCTCCATTAACAAATTTAAAAAATAGTAGTAATAACAACAATAAAGAATGGTATAACACATTGTTTACAAAAACAGGTTCAGAAGATACAACAATCGATGGTGTATATTCTTACAAATTTGTTTATAATAGTGGTACAACTACATTTGACGTTACAAGATGGAAATATACTGCATCGTTAAATGAAGATTATCATAATGTGGTAGTTGCAGCTTTAAGACCTAGAGGTCATTATAGTGGTAATACTTTAGTTTATGAGGTAAATGCAAGCACAGGATTTACAATTTCAGAAGTATCAGGTGTTGATATTGAATCAAACCCATTGGGTGAGTTCACAGTTAATGTAACAGGTGCAACTGGTGGAGCTAAATCTTATACTTGTTCATTAGATTCGACATCCACAAAATATATTTCTAAGGTTTTAGGTACTGATGTTTTTGATAAATCAAGATCAGATTTCCCACTTTATGTTTATGAAGCATATCCAAAATTATTAAAAGCTGCATACCAAAGAGGTGAAATTAGAGGTTTAAGTTTAGATGAGGTTTACAATTTAGATAGTGAAGACTTTATGAGACAATGGGACACTACATTATCACCAATGGTAGTTTCTGAAGTTAGAGGTGGAAAAGTATCGGATTTATTCCAATTAATTACAATTGCTGATGGTGAAAGTGCCAATTATCAAGTAAAAGTAACTATTCAAAACGTTAATTTAGATACAGCAGAATTTGATGTTATTATTCGTGATTTTAACGATACAGATGACAATCAAGTTATTCTTGAAAAGTATTCAAGATGTTCTATGAACCCTGATTTACCAGGATATATCGGTAGAAAAATTGGTACGTCTGATGGCGAATATGAATTACGTTCAAAATATGTAATGTTAAGTTTAGCAAGTAATCACCCTACAGATGCAATTCCTGCTGGTTTTAAAGGATTCCCAACAAATGGGGATTTTGGTAGTTCAAATACTTTAGGTTCTGTAATGTTTAAAACAGATTACTACGATGCTGGTGATGTTGTAACATACGACGCTAATGGTTCTGAAAACATAGAATCAGGAGATAAAGTTAAAAAAGTGATGTTAGGTTTATCATCATCAGTAGGTATTGATAAAGATTTATTTAAATTTAAAGGTAAAGTTGATGGTGATAGTGGATTAGGTGTAAGTTATGGTTTCCACTTATCTACAAACGCATCTACAATAACAGGTGCAACACCATCAGGTTATGCATACAAAACAACACCATATGATTTAGAAGGTCAAACAGGTACTAATAACAAATTAACAACTTTAGCTAATCGTAAATTTACTTTAGCGGTTAGTGGTGGTAGAGACGGTTGGGATATCTACAGAGAAACAAGAACAAATGGTGATGGTTTCATATTTGGTAAGACAACTTATACAAACAATGACCAAGACCATAATGGTGTTTTTGGTACAACTTCATCTACTGCAAATTCTGACTACTACGCTTATTTAGATGGTATTCAAACATTTGCAAATCCTGAAGCTGTTGACATAAATGTGTTTGCAACTCCAGGTATTGATTGGTCTAATCATAGTTCATTAGTTAGTCAAGCAATCGATATGATTGAAAATGATAGAGCGGATTCATTATACATCATAAACGCACCAGGACCTGAATTTATTTCAAGCGCCGAAGGTATAACTGATGAATTAGATAATGTATCTATCGACTCTAACTACTCAGCAACATATTGGCCTTGGATTCAAGTAAGAGACACTGATAATGCAACTCAGCTTTACATTCCACCAACAGGTGAAGTATTAAAGAATATCGCAATGACTGACAACGTATCATATCCTTGGTTCGCAGTGGCAGGTTATTCAAGAGGTATTGTAAATGCAGTTAAAGCAAATAAAAAATTAACTCTTGATGAAAGAGACACTCTTTATAAAAACAGAGTTAACCCAATCGCAACATTCTCAGATACGGGAACAATTATTTGGGGTAACAAAACGTTACAAGTTAGAGAGTCTGCACTTGATAGAATTAACGTAAGAAGATTGTTATTGAGAGCAAGAAAATTAATATCTGCAGTTGCTGTTAGATTATTGTTTGAACAAAACGATGAACAAGTGAGACAAGAATTCTTAAGATTGGTTAACCCAATTCTTGAATCAATTAAGAAAGAAAGAGGTCTATACGAATTTAAAGTTAGTGTATCTAATGACCCAGAAGACATTGATGCAAACACTTTAAGAGGTAAGATTTATATCAAACCAACTCGTTCTCTTGAATTTATTGATGTAGAATTCGTAATTACTCCGACAGGAGCTTCATTTGAGAATATCTAATCTAAAAGGAGAAATAAAAGAAGAGGTCCCGATTATGGGACCTTTTCTGTTTATAGAGACACCTATTGGTGGACTATGTTCCACGCGGAACCAATTTTTATAAAAATTATATTGTTATATTTTACCCAGAATACTAGAACTAGATATACTAGTATTTATTATTATATTTTATATTAATTTATTTATTCTAGAACTAGATACTGGAGCCTGTAAAAAACTAAACAAAAAAATTGATAAAATCAAGTATTTGACAATAGTTATCGAAAAAAAATTATTTCCAAATACAATATATTTATAAGAAAGTAATAACAAAAAACTTAACAAATACAAAATGGCAGATTTACTAATGAAAATGCCGGTTCCTTATGAACCGAAAAGACAGAACCGATTTATCCTAAGATTCCCATCATCATTGGGTATCAACGAGTGGTATGTAACATCGGCTTCAAGACCTAAAGCAACAATCGCAGAAACTGAAATACCTTTCTTAAACACTTCAACATATGTTGCGGGTAGATTTAAATGGGAATCTATCTCAGTTAAATTTAAAGACCCAATCGGTCCTTCAGCTGCTCAAGCGTTGATGGAATGGTTCCGTTTACACGCAGAGTCAGTAACAGGTCGTATGGGATATGCTGCGGGTTACAAAAAAGACATTGAATTAGAAATGCTTGACCCAACAGGTGTTGTTGTGGAAAAGTGGATTCTTCAAGGTACATTCTTAACTGGTTTAGATTTTGGTTCTTTAGATTATAGCCAAGATGCTTTAGCTGATATCAGTGCAACTTTAAGAATGGATAGATGTATCTTAGTATACTAATATTTTAATTCTCATATTAATCAATCCGATAACCAAATTAGTAAATCTGTCTAATAGGTTATCGGATTTTTTATTTTAAAAACTTTACTTTCTCGTAGTTATAGTATAAACTTATATTATGGAAGACTTCAGAATTGACCCAACAATCGCATACGATGTTGTTGAATTACCAAGTAAAGGTATTCATTATCAAAATAAAAAGAAATCAGTTAGAGTAGGATTTTTAACTGCGGCAGATGAAAACATTTTATCTTCTGCAAGTTTAATATCGTCAGGTAAAGTCGTTGAAGAATTATTAAAAAGAAAAATCTTAGATAAAGATTTATCTATTGATGATTTGGTTGAGGAAGACAAAGAAGCTATTTTAATATTTTTAAGAAATACAGCATTTGGTTCATCTTACACAATTAGAACCACCGACCCAAAAACAAATGAACAGTTTTCATTTGATGTCGATTTATCAACATTAAAAATTAAAGATTTCACATTAACTGAAGATAGTAATGGTGAATATCCTTATTTTATGGAAAAAAGTAATGTTGATATTACGTTTAAATTTTTAAACAAAAAGCAACAAAAGGAATTAGAAGATATTGAAAATAATTGGAATGGTATTGGAGCGGCACCAATCATCACTAAGCAACTTGCAATGATGATTAAATCAGTAAAAGGTATCAGAGAATTAATGTCAATACATCAGTTTATTGAAAATCTACCGATAAAAGATTCACAAGATTTTAGAAAATTCGTTAAGGATAATAAACCGGGGTTAGATTTAACCCAATCAGCAATCACCCCGTCAGGAGACACAATCCAAGTTGAAATTGGATTCGGGGTTGAGTTTTTTCGCCCTTTCTACGGAGTATAGACAAGGACAATTAGATGAAATTTTATTTCTAATTAAAAGAGGATTCTCCTATGGAGATATTCTTACTATGCCTGTCTATATAAGAAGATATTATATTCAGCATCTTATATCACTTGAAAGTGAATAATCATCTATTTATAACATATGAACTCACAGGATAAAGAACTGATTAGGGCGGCGAGAAGAGACCCCGACGAATTTGAAAAATTGTATAAAAAGTACAAAAATTCAAAATCGGATGGTGCAACAATTGCAAGTAAAATGGGGTACTATGCAAAATTAGACGAGAATGGAGATTATTCTGGAAGTGATAGTGGAGGTGGATCAGGTGACGATGGAGGAAGTAAACCAGGATTTGTTGCAAAAGGAAATGATTTTCTTAAAGGTTTATTGAATACACAAAAAGTACAGACGACAGGTTATGACGATAAAGAATTTACTCGTATAAATGATGTTTTAGATGTATTAAATGAAAAGGGTGGTAAGATAGGTGGAATTAAAGATGTATTAGGTAGAGCAATATCAAATATAGGGGAAGGAATCGCAACTCAATTAGAACAAGAGGCTCAATTAAGAACCACTATTAATGAACAAGTAGGTTTACAGGGTGAATTATCAAGAGGAGTAAGAGAAGAGATGATGTCGGCATATCCTGCAACTTTAAGATTAGGATATGGTATTGACCAATTAACATCAATGATGACCAACTTAATGGGAGAGAGTGGTCGTTTTAATATGATATCCCAAGAAACAATTCAAGAATCTGCAAAAATAGCAAGAGCATTTGTTGGAGACTTATCTGATATGGGTAAAGTATTCAATGAATTTGAAAGAGTTGGTGTTGGAGCTAAAGAGGCGATGCAAGGAATCGAAAAGGCGGGAGTTAGTTCATTATCTTTAGGATTAAATTCAAAGAAAACAACAGAATTATTAAGAACTGATTTAGGTAAACTAAATGAATTTGGTTTTGCCAATGGTGTTCAAGGATTGAACAGAATGGTTCAAAAATCATTAGAGTTCAGAATGAGTATGTCTGAAGTTTTTAAAATTGCAGACAAAGTATTCAGTCCTGAAAGTGCATTAGAATTATCGGCAAATTTACAAGTATTGGGTGGTGCAATTGGAGACTTCAATGACCCACTTAAATTAATGTATATGGCAACAAACAATGTTGAAGGTTTACAAGATGCATTAATTGGTGCTGCAGGTTCATTAGCAACATACAATCAAGAACAAGGTAGATTCGAAATTACAGGTGTTAATTTGAGAAAAGCGAAAGCGATGGCTCAAGAACTTGGTATTAGTTATGATGAATTAGCAAAAGGTGCAATAGCTTCGGCTGAAAGGTCTTCTGCTGCTAGTGCGTTAATGATGAATGGACTTGTAATGAAAGATGACGAAAAAGAATTCTTAACAAACTTATCACGAATGAAAGATGGTAAGATGGTTATTGAAGTTCCTAAAACATTATCTGATGAATTTAAAGGCGCAACTGAAGTTGCATTAGAAGATTTAACTGAAGCACAAAAAACAACATTATTAAGAAATAAAGAGGCATTTGAAAAAATGTCTGCTGAAGATATTGCAAGAGGACAATTAAACGCAACAGAAAATATACAAAGAGATGTTGCATTTATGGCGGCAACTGCAAGAGGTCAGGCAGTTAATGCCGTTAAGAGTGCAGCTAAAGCCGCAGGTTTTAATGATGAAGAAGTTGCCGATAAAGTTAAAAAAATGACCGACAATGTTGTTAATGGTTCTTTGAACGGAATGAAAGATATTAATGATTGGGTTAGTGAAAATATTAAAAAATTAAAAGGTACTGAAACAAAACAAAAAGGTAGTGCAGCGGGTAAAACCGAAGCGGTATCGGTGGAAGAAGCGAACAAAAAGGCGGAAGCTGCTGCTAAAGCTTCGGGTGAAAAAGTTACCACAGTTAGATATGAATATAACTTTAAAGGTGGTGAAACTGTCACAGATGGAATTAGAAGACAAATAGTTAAGGATGCAAGTATTAAAGACGACTTTATTTACCAAGATGCCGATTCTTATATAGTACCACCAAAAAATTAAATAAATCTATTTATAGATAAAAGAAAATAATGCCAAGTTACTTAGATTTTGATTCAACAAAAAGGTTTAGAGATTACATATTAGGTAAAACATTACAACAACCTAATGGCCCTCAAACGCAAACAAGTGCAACATACCAACTTCAAAATACTAGTGATTTACCAAACAAGGAACTTGGCGATGTTATTAAGACTTCTGATGGGTTCGATAGAGGTGTTCAATTATTGGATGTTCAAAATACCAACATCTTTAAACCACTTGAATTTTTTATAACAGATACATTAGACAGTTATCAAAGAAGAGCAAATCTTCAATTATATTATAACGGTAGTCCATATTTTTCTATGGGTAATCATACTTTTATTAGTATTATGTCCAATAGTAATTATGACACCGAATCTGAGTTATTCAAATTTGCTGCTGATAATATGAGAAACAATCCAAATGGACCGGTATTCTCAAGAATTAGTAGAAATATTCAAGCGGCGACTGATGGTAAAATTAGATTATTAGATGCATTAAATGGTAATACAAGTACTGCTATTAATATCTTAACAGGTAGAGAACCATTAATTGAAGCGAACAATCAAATTACCGTAGCCAAAACTTTACCCGGTAAAGCAATTGATTTCTTAGAAACAGTTGCAGGAATCACCGCACCTTTTAGTGAAATACCAGGTGATTATTTAAGTAATCCGGCAAACCCAATTAATTACAGACCACAAGCATCTACTGAAGTAGGTAAATTATGGCAAGATGTAACAGGTGCATTAGGTTCATTAATTGGAATACAAAGAAGACCTAAATTAAGTAGAAAACCTTCCGACCTTATGATTGAATATTTGGGTCAAGGTCAAAAAAATAGTTTATATAATACATTAACATTTAACAAATACGCACCAAACTATACCACAAGTGCAAGGTCGCAGAATTCATCAAAACTTTTCAATTTTGTTGATAGAGCAGCACAGGGTATAAAAAATGTATTGGGTATGGAAGCACCCGCAGGTGTTGCATATATTGGAGATGATAGAGGTAATGATGTAAAATATGCGATGAATGATTTTAATGATAGACCTGTTAGAAGCAGTTATTATCTATCATTAATGTTCGATAAGACCGCTGCAGAAGTTTTTCATCAAAGTAAAAATATAACTGAAGGCGGTGCAATTGGCGGAAAATTAACTTGGATTAGTAAAAATTCTAAAAACAAATTAGGGGAAGGTAATAAAGAATGGGGTGGGGAATCTACTAAATTACAAGACAGTTTATCAACAAAATATGGTTTTAGAGATGATTCTATTTTAGGAATCACACAAGAGATTTTAAATTCAATGCCATCGAATGGTGGAGATTCTCGTTCACACGTTGCAAATGTAATTGACCAAACTAGTAGAGTTTTTGGTGAAGGAGACCTTAGAATATCAAAAGGTTCAGCAATCAAATATACTACAAAATATTCGGGAGAAGAAAGTGGTGTTGAGTATTGTCGTGTGTGGACAAAAGACCGTTCATATATGAATTATTCTGACACAATGAAAAGAACTGCAAATGTTAGAAAATTTGATGGTTCTGTTATGGGCGGTGCAAGTAGAGTTTGGAATTTGAATATGGCACCAATGTCAAATGGTAATAAATCATTTGACGGTTCTACAAATATATTTGACAAATATCCATACGGTGGTGGTTTTTATGCTAAAAAATATATGTTTAGTATTGAAAACTTAGCTTGGAAAACATCTAACAGAGCAGGATATAGAGTTCAAGACTTACCGGCTTGTGAAAGAGGTAATAATGGAGGTCGTGTTATGTGGTTTCCACCATATGATTTAAAAGTATCTGAACAAAACTCTGCAAGATGGGAAGAAAATTCATTTATCGGTAGACCTGAACCAATCTTTACGTATCAAAATACATCAAGAAGTGGTCAAATTTCATTTAAAGTAGTTGTCGACCACCCAAGTATTTTAAACTTATTAGTTAGAGAACATTTTAAAGGTATGTCAGATGAAGAGGCTGACAATTATATAAATGCATTTTTTGCGGGTTGTGAAGAAATAGATTTCTATTCTTTAATCCAAACATACACAACGTTAGATTCAAGTGATATTACTTTAATTAAACAATATCTTAACGCAGGCAAAAATGCAACAACAATTAAAAAATTCAAATATGTGACAGACCCTGTTACATATCCAAAACCACCAGTAGACCAAAATGGTACCGATAATAAACCGGTGACATTTGACGAAAGATTATATTTCCCGAACGATTTTCCAAAATCAAATTCAAGTCAAAATACTTTAGCAAATATGACATTTGCCGATATCTATAACGACTATAAAGGGTCTCAAAGTAGATTTGTTACAAATTTAGAAAACGATTTAGATGAATTATTTTCAATATCAGGAACAACAAATGGCAAAAAAGATATAACAACAATTTTTGGAAAAGAAGATCCGACAAACGGAGGAACAATTGCACAATCAACATTAAAACAATCACAAGTTGATATTATTACTTCAGGATTTACACAATTAGAAACATCATATAATAAGTTAATAACATCATTATCAGGATTAACAACAGATATAAAAAATAAAAAAGTTGAGGAAGTTACAATAACAGTATCTACATCAACATCTGAAGTTGCAGATAATACATATAATTTTTATTTAGGCGTAAGAAGATTTCACAGTATTTTAAGAACAATTTTTAAACAAATTGGAAATGGTGGAAAATATCCAAACATTGAAGATGAAAAAAATTGGTATAAAAAATCAGATTTATCCAAGTTTGAAAAATCAGGAACTGATATACTGAAAAAAGAATATAAGTTTAGTGATTTTGGATATGATGGTGTAGAAGGTAAATTAATTTTTGCATTAAACACTAATGGTGAAGATTCATCATTAAAAAATGTCGGTGGTAAAGAAAGTATAAATTGTAATCAAAAGATTTACACTAAACAAGGATTAAAAGACACCGCACCTGTTGCATTTTATTGTAGACAAGGTCGTGTTAAAATGTCCTATAAAAGATTACCAACAAAACAAGAGATTATAATACCGGATATACCAGTTCCAAAAACGAGATTAGAACCTGATGGTGAAACAACCATACAAAATAAAAAACCACCAATTGATGTGATGAAGAGAATCATTATGAAAACTCTTTCAGAATGTCATTACTTTAAAAAATTGGAGGAGGATTCACCGGTTGCGTTTTCTTCATTAAAAGAAAAATTAAGATATTTCCATCCAGCATTTCATTCAACAACACCTGAAGGTTTAAATAGTAGATTAACATTCTTATTACAATGTGTTAGGCCTGGCGATACTATACCCGTAAAAGGTATGGTTGATGATTTAGATATTGGTGCAAGAAATACGTCATTTGGTCCACCACCAATTTGTGTTGTTAGAATTGGTGATTTTTATCATTCAAAAGTTGTTATTAGGGATGTTAATATAACATATGAAGAGGGAGTTTGGGATTTAAATCCTGAAGGTATTGGAGTACAACCAATGATTGCAAACGTATCATTACAAGTTAATTTCATCGGTGGACAAGGTTTAGAAAAACCTGTTGAGAGATTACAAAATGCATTATCTTCAAACTTCTTTGCAAATACTGAAATGTATGATGAAAGGTCTGAAGCAACTAATACTAAAATAGGTGGTGAAGATGCAGATAAGTTTACAAAAACATTCTTAGAAGAATTACAAAAAAGAGACGGTTTTCAATTAACAAGTAAAACAGATTCATCAACTGCAAATGAAGTTACTCAAGGTGTCTATATTGGTGGTGAACCTAAGGACAATAAAATAACATATACGGACGAAGTTAATATGATTTATAGTGCAACAGGTGCATATTTTAATACATTCCAAACGGCATATAATAAAATAGTAACTGAGTATGGTACTAACATTGCAAGTTTATTTTTCTCACCAACATATAGAACGGTAAATGGATTGACAATTAATAAACCATCAAGTACTGAAACAATAACTTTGTTAGGACAATACAAAGTATCTAATGATTTGTCGGTTTTAAGTAGAGGTTTTAAATCTGCTATGGACACCGCAATTCAATCTACCAATTTAACATCACTATTTGGATTTGATAAAAAAATGCCAAATGCGATACTATCAAATTCAGAAACATTATTAAAACCGTATGTTAAGAAAGTGGTATTGGATAAAATAGATAAATTCTCAGAAATAAAATCAATAAAAGAATTAGAAAGTGCAAGAAACGAAGTTATCTCAGCATTTGATAAGGTAAACTTTATAGTTGAGAATGAAGTTGACGGTAAAATTGATAAGGAAGTTTATACACAGGTTAGTTTATCAGGATTAACAAATGAGGCGTTTTATAAAGAATATTCAGGTGTGGTTGATTATATTAAAAAACAACACGGAGATTTCTTTGAAGACTTAGAAAATGATATAAACTTTAATTCGCCAACAATTAATAGTACATTATTAGAAAACTTGTTATCTATATTATTAAAAGACGAGAAAGCAAATATTGTAAAATTATATGAATCAGATAAAACATTATTTACCGATAAAATAAGAGAAAAGATTGGTAATGTATTTTCTGATTTTATAACAACACCGAAAGAAAAGAAATTTAAACTTGGTAAATTCCCTGTTAGAAAAAACACAAATGAAATACAATTTGATACATATGGTTCAACAGAAATGACGGATGCAACCAGAAAAGAAAAATTGAAAAAAATATTTACTAAAAAGAATAAACTAGAAGGAACATTAAATTATTATAGACAATGAGTAGGGATTATTTTGATAGGTATCAATATTTTGAATCTGATGGAAGTTTTAAAATAGTTCCTGGTATTGAAATTCCAATAAAAGGTTCGGACAAGTATATTCAATATAAAAAGGGTAAGGACAGGTTGGATAAAATTTCACAAGAATATTATAACACGCCATTATTTGGTTGGTTAATTTTACAAGCTAACCCATTAGCGGGTAGTGTAGAATTTGAAATACCTGATAATTTTTTCTTAAGAATCCCATTTCCTTTACTTACCACTTTACAAGATTATAAAAGTGGTGTAGAATTGTACAAGTTATATTATGGGGAACAATAAGATAAACACCGGAGAAAACATATTAGTAAAGGTTGACCAAAACAACTTAATATACATCGACCCAAACAGTGTGGTTGAGAACGGTGAGGTGCAAACAAGATCCGTTAAACAAGAAGAACTTGTTATGTATGTTAATTTAGAAGCCGACATCATACCAAGAACTATTTTAACATCATCTGGTGATAAAACAACCCTAACATCAATTGCGAAAGGAACATTAAATTTCCTAAAACCACAAGGTAGAGGAGATTACGATTCTTCTTGGACAAATGCATATAACGGTTCAGATAATCCAATATATTCAAAAGACGCGGACGGCAATCAAGTTTACGAAGGTATTCAAACTTCAAAATCTGACGGTTCGGGTCAATCATTTGGTATCGATAGTATAAACATCAATATTAAAGGTGCAAACTTTATACCACAAGTTAATATTAACTTTATTGATGTTAGAGGTAAAACATTATTTGAATCTCCTGAAAATTCACCATATAAAGCGTTCTTTCATTTACCGTGGCCAATATTTTATTTAACTATAAAAGGCTACTACGGAAAGGCAATTAGATATAGATTACATTTAGTTAAATTTAATACAAGATATAACGAATCGACAGGTAACTTTGAAGTTGCAACGACATTTGTTGGTTCAACATACGCATATCTGAATGATATACCATTATCAGGTATTTTAAATTCACCATATATGTATTTGATTGAATCGGATAAAACAACGACATTCAATCAAAAGTTAGGTAGATACGAAAAGAAAGTTTCAAAATCATCAAGAGGATATACAATGTTAAGGTCCGTATATGATGAATATAAATCTAAAAATTTAATACCTAAAAATTTTCCTGTTAAAACATTAAGAGAATTAATTACTGTTGCAAGAAGTTTAGATAAAATTTTAGAAAGAGAAATATTTGACCAAGTGGTCGATATGAAACTTTTTGCTGGTATCAAAGAGTTTGAAAAATTAATACAAGATTTTGAATCTGCGGTTAGAACTTGGGGTTCAGCAAATTTAGAAAAAGAAATATTTGTAAGTGACGGAGTAACATATAGTTACCTTGCAGGACCCGAGAAAACATCAACTAAAAAAATTGTTGGTGCCACAGATAATAAAACTTTAGAACAATTAATTACAAACTACACTAAAGAACTATTAAAGACACAATTATTTGCACAAGCATACCTAAATAAAACAGGTACAGACTTTAAAAAAGAAACATTTACTTTTATAAATAAAATTGGAAGTAAGGGTATTAAAAGTTACTATAAACCATTTGAAGGAAAATATGCAGTCGCATTACAATCTTTATTAACCGATATATTCGATATTCAAGCGTCATTTGTTGCACAAAGAGATAAAATTGAAACTAAGGTCGAAGAAAAAATGAACGAGGTTATTAAAGACCCAACAAAAGGTATTGGATTTGAACCAACTGTTCGTAATATTTTTGCAGTAGTTTTAGCAAACGCAGATGTGTATATTAGATTATTAAAAGATGTACATAATAAGGCGTTTGAAATTTCAAATAGTAGAAAGAAATTATTAAATGGATTATCAGATGAATCAATAGGTGATAACGTTTATCCTTGGCCAGAAGTAAAAAAACAAACGGCTAATAAACAAAAAGTTGTGGTATATCCTGGTGACCCTGATGTTGCTCAAAAACTACAATCATTTAATAAGACTTTATGGCCCGAAATTGATTTTTTAGAAAATTATCACGGAATTGCCACAAAAAGATTAGACCCATTAGCTGATAAAGAAGGTAGTGTGGGTAATATTAATTTTGTTTTCGAATCTAATTCACAAGAAACAAAAACAAATAAGATTTCTACATTATATGAGATATCTGATAATATACCTTACATAAATAAATCATTATCGTCTATCATATATGAAATATGGGAAAGAGGCTCATATGCAATGGCGGTTGATTCATTTAATAATACCGCAATTAAAGAACTTGCGTTAGTTGAATTTTCTAATATTGAAAAAATGTTAGAAGAGGACTATGACCTTATTGATGTTTTAAATACAATAAATGGACAAGAAAAATTAAAAGAATATCTTTTATCATTTTCACCATTTGAAAGATATCCATACTACCAAGATGAATTATCAACAGTTCAATATATAAATGACACACTTTCGTCACCATTTAAGATTGAACAATATGAAGGAGCAAGTGCTAAAAAACCCGACAATGATATCTTATTTAAAAATTTAAATAATAATTTAATAAATTATATTTCAGAGCCGTATAGAAATCAATTATACCCATTTAATTCTAAACTATATCTTTCATATCTAAATAAAACAAAATATCAAATTGAAAATTTTGGTGGATTTTTAAAGGTTAATACAAAAGAAGGATTTATTGGTTCGGTAATTAATTCACCTATGTGGGTTCAAGATGGTTATACAACTGATTTATTTGCGAAGAAATTAGATTTAGATACATCTGATGGTTTATTTAGTTCTGTTAATATTTTAAACACACCATATTTCCATAAACAATTGTTTAGTGATTTTAATACAACGTCATCTTATGGAAAATATGCGGGTTCGGCATATTTGTTATTAAACTCATTACCATTCAAAGATTTACAAGATGAGTTATCATATAGTGGATTGGGAAATGTAAGAATGTGTGATGTGTTTAAAGAAATTGGTGCAAGCCACTATGTACCTTATCACTTGATGTTAAAGTGGGGTTCACAATATCATAGATATAAAAAATATCTCACAGAAAATATAGATATCATATCAGGAGTAACAACCCCTATTGATATCGATGCAATTTTTACTGGTTCAGATTATGGTGTAGGATTATCAAGTGTTGATGTAGGTTTAGATACGATATCTTATAATGATTCGTTTAATGTAGGAATACATCCTGTATATGATGCAATTTATCACCAAATAGTTAATGGATATAACCATTTTGATTATGTGAATAATTTTCTTGGTGGTATTAATTCATACACGGGAAGAACAAATCACGGAGACATTATTCATTATAAAACAAGAATCGGTGACGATAAAAATTATTGGACAACATTTACAAGTAGTTCGGGTTTAACAAATGGTAGTGAAACGCATTTCACATTATTACCATCTGTTGGTGCAAACAACGCCGCAAACATCGGGTTAGTTAGTGGCGACACTTTAAATCAGGCATCATTTAGAATATTATGGACTGATGAAACAGTGTATACTACATTTAGTGGAAAAACTTTTCCATCATATAACGAACATCACAGAGACACTAAATTTAATGATTACTTAGTTATGGATTCAAGCATTCAATTCAAAAAGGTCTTTGATTTGATTGCGACATTCAGTCCACAGATATTGGATAAATTTGAAGAGTATTTCTTAGACTTTGCATCCGAAAGAGTTAATGTTGAAATTCCATATAAGAAGTTTGAAAAAGTTAAATATGATAATTTCCAAGATTTATTAAAAGGTATTGTAACAATTAAAAGACAGGAAACAGAAGAAACAAATGTTCAGTTACAAATTAATTCTTTTAGAAATAGACAATTAACCAATTTAAAAGATATTACAACCACTATATTATCCGATTCTAATTTAATAAAAATTACAATTGGAAATCCTAAAGAAATCGATTTACACGTATGGAATGGATTTGCAGAATTAAAATCTGAAAATAAATTTACATACAATACATATGATACACCACAATTTACTACGGGAACAACTGTTGGTTTTAGTTGGGAACCTGGAACTAAAGAGTTAATGGATTTATATTTGGGAGAAGAGCCTCAATCAGGCACTACGACCACATATTATAAAGACTTCTTTGAACTTAACAATATTGAACTAAGTGAAGAGAATATATTACAATTTAGACCATTAATTTATGTTTATGCCGGGTATAGAAAATCATTAGGAAATACAATACCAACAAAAAAACAATTCCAAACATATTTGATTCAAAATATTCTTTCATATACAACTATATTAGGTATCGGTATTCAAAATCGTAGAGATTTATTTATGAATACTTTAATTTCTAAACTGGTTGGATTAAAAGGTAAAACAAATACTTTGAAACAAACAGTTCTAAATGGTTATAACGATACACCTGTAAAATTAGACCAATATAATTTCTTTAAATCTTTTAACGATAAATGGGTTGCAGGTAATTCTATTGGACAAAGATTACTATTAGAAGAGTTTTTATTTTTAGATAAAGCAAATAGAGATATTGGTGACAAAACATATCTAAGTTTAGAGAGATTAATTGCATTAGAAGAACCTAATAACGACAAACAAAATTTATATGGAGTAATATCGATGCTATTACAAGGTACCGGATTTGATATGAGAGCACTTCCTGCTTATGTAAATTTCTACGGCACAAATTTCTCAACAAAAACAAAACTTACACCATCTAAAAAAATTGCTAAAAATTTATTTGGTACGTTCTTAGAGGTAGATTACCAAGAGTCGTCGCCTAAAATTATTATACAATATACGGGACCAACATCTAAACATCTTGATATGAAAGATGTTAATGAAAAATATAAATTTAACAATGATAGTTTTAATGTTGGAGACCCAAATAAAAATCCATTAGTTATAACAATACCCGATGTGTTTAATACGGGAGATTTATCTAAATCAAATAAGGTTGTTGCTTTTGAAGTAAATTTTGGTGACCAAAATCAATCAATGTTTAAAGGTGTCTCATTGGACCAATCATCAATAAGAAACACTACCGAATCATTTATTGCACAAGAAAATTTAGGTAGGTCAGAATCGGGTTCAGCGGTATACCAGGTTGATATCGGTTTATTCGATATCTACAGACAGGCATCATATACTTGTGATGTTAGTATGATGGGTAATGTTATGATTCAACCAACAATGTATTTCTATCTAAAAAACATTCCAATGTTTAGAGGATCATATTGGATTACAGAAGTAACTCACAATATTAGAGGAAATACGATTAACACATCATTCAAAGGTACCAGAATACCATATGCGTCATTACCTGACCCTAAAGATTCATTTATGGCTAGCTATCGTGCTTTATTTGATAGGTTATCTAAAAAGGCAATTGCTAAAGTAAAAGAACAAGACCTAACATTAACGGGAGATACTAAAAACGAAAAGTCTATTTCAACAGATTTAGGTGTGTTTACTATAGATATGGGTGGTAAAGAGCAACAAGTTACAGGTGAGGAATTGATTAAAGAAAGTGGAGTAACTGAATTCGGTGTTAGATATAATGGATATAATGGTGAAAAATACATACAAAAAGTAAGATATAAGGGTGCTGATTATTTCAGAGCAGTCGTTTCAGTAATGGGTGGTAATAACTATAAAATAGACAATAACATTCAAATGAGTCTATTAAGTAGAGTTACGTCTAAAACAATATCAGGTACAACAGAATCTCCATCATTGATATTATGGAAAGAATTGGAAAAAACCGACAGGAAATTCTATTCAATAAAATTTGATTTAGATGTTGCAAATGCGAACAAAATCATTACAGCAACTACATCATTTTTAAATCCTAAAAACGGTAAAACTGTTGATGTTGGCCCAATATCTTCAAGCACAATTACACCATCAAACATACAAGGACCTATAAATGTCGGACCTAAAGCCACAGGATATGGTATTGGTATATCAAGTGCTTTAGCTAAAGAATTAGGTATATATGACGACCAAGTCCTGTATTTCAATTTAAAATAAGAATAATAACAATATTCTTGATATTTATACTTATAAAGGAAATATTATGGAAAATAATAGATTAAATAACACAGTAGACCAATTCTTAAATCCTAAACAAGTTAGAAACGTATCTAACGATGGTATGGAGAGAGAAGAATGTGATTTAGTAACAGGTGAATGTTATACAATCAGAGAAAAAGACGGTATTGTTGAAAGAATAAATAAAAAATACGTTACTCAAGACGGCAGACAATTATTACAAGATTAAGCTATGTTAGAGAAAAAATTACACGAAGAGTTGATGCGTCACAGAGCAATCAACAAATACACTAAGAAATTAGTTATGGAACAAGATGCACCGGCAGCTGATGCTCCATTACCACCAGCACCTGACGCAGCGGCGCCTGATGCGGGATTACCACCAGCACCTGATGCAGCACCCGACGCAGCGGCACCAGACGCGGCATTACCACCAGCACCCGACGCGGGAGCAGAACCTATTGATTCAACTGAAGAAATTGATATTACAGATTTAGTTAATATGACTAAAAGTATCAAAAAAGACATTGAAGACAATAGAGTTGACCACGGTAATGTTTTAGATAAAATGGACGGAGTTTTCACAAAACTTAACGATTTAGAATCAAAATTGGCGGAAATGGACCAAGTTATGTCAAAAATTGACCAATTAGGTGCTAAAGTTGAGGCAATGAAAGAAAAATCACCAGAAGAAAAATTAGAAATGCGTTCTTTAGATTCATATCCATTTAATCAAAACCCACAACAGTTTTTTGCACAAAAACAAGGTGAAATGAGACAATCAGGTAAAAATGAATATGTTCTAACAAAAGATGAGGTGAATAATTATTCACCAGATAATATGAGAGGAAGTTTTAATCCTGACCAACAAGAAGAAGATGAATTTAAATTCTAACGTAAACCTTTTTTTAGGGTTACAATGTCAACTAAAAATAAATCACTGGCAAACTAAAGGGTTTGCAAGACACCAAGCATTTGGTTCAACATATGACGCATTACAAGATTTAGTCGATTCTTTTGTTGAAGAGGCAATGGGAAAATACGGTCGTTTTAGTTTAGATGACGAAACAAATACAATACAATTAGCCAATTTATCAGAATTAGACCTTAAAGGTTTTATTAATACAGTTAAAGAGGCATTAATACAAATTACAGACCAAGTTGAGGAAACTGACACTAATCTCTTAAATTTAAGAGATGAAATGTTAGGTTTAGTGAACAAATTAAGTTATTTATTAACATTAGAGTAATTTAACACCAAAAAAAAACTTTTAAAAAACTTTAGCCCGGATTTCCAAATCCGGGTTTTTTTATCTATATTTTACTATAACATTTTTTATTTAAATTTTAATTATTATGTCTACATTCGACGCAGTACTTGCACAGTACGAGAAAAACAAAAACGCCACAAGTGGCAACAGCAACAGAGTATCCCAAGAGGATAGAATGAAGAAGTATTTCACAACAGTACTTCCTAAAGGTTCAAAAGGAGAAGAAAGAAGAATTCGTATTCTCCCAACTTCTGATGGTTCTTCACCATTTAAAGAAGTTTATTTCCACGAAGTTCAAGTGGATGGTAAATGGGTTAAATTATATGACCCTAAGCAAGAAGGGAAACGTTCCCCATTAAATGAAGTTTATGAAGGATTAATGATGACAGGTGTTGAATCTGATAAAGAATTAGCACGTCAGTATCGTTCTCGTAAATTTTATATCGTTAAAGTAATTGACCGTGATCACGAACAAGATGGTCCTAAATTTTGGAGATTTAAACACAACGCAAAAGGCGACGGTGTTTTGGATAAAATTTTTCCAATTTTCCGTAATAAAGGTGATATCACCAATCCTGAAACAGGTCGTGACCTTATCTTATCTTTAGCTTTAACTAAAGCAGGAACAGGTAAAGAATACACAACAATTAATTCAGTAATTCCTGAAGATGCGGGTGCATTACATACAGATGCCAATGTTGCTAAAACTTGGATTGACGATGAATTAGTTTGGTCAGATGTTTATTCTAAGAAAGGTGAAGACTACTTAGAAATGGTTGCAAAAGGTGAAGTTCCACGTTGGGATTCAACAAGCAACAAGTGGGTTTCTAATTCACAACAAGAAGAAACAATTTCAGCACCAAAACCATCAACACCTGTGGTAGACCCACAAGAAGATGATGATGTAGATGGAGATTTACCATTCTAAATAAAACTAAAGGGGACTTCGATATCGTTAATTTGATGTCGGAGTTTCCCATTTTTAAAAAAAAACATTATGGCAGGTATTAAGAAAAATAGCTTTGATGCAATAAAAAAGAAATTCTCTAAAGAGGCGGAATATAAACCAGACCGTTTTTTAGATTTGGGGGATGCTTTTTTAGATGCAACAGGAATTCCAGGTCCGGCAATTGGGCATATTAATATGTTCTTAGGACATAGTGATACAGGTAAAACGACCGCACTTGTTAAAGCTGCGGTTGATGCACAAAAGAAAGGCATCGTTCCTGTATTCATTATTACAGAACAAAAATGGAATTGGGAACACGCAGAATTAATGGGATTTGATAGAGAAGGTGATTATCTTTTTAATAGCGACTTTGAATACATTGAACAAATCACAGATTACATCAATGAATTATTAGACGCACAAGAAAAAGACGATAATTTCCCTGATTTGTTATTCTTATGGGATTCGGTAGGTTCAGTTCCTTGTAAAATGACTTACGAAGGTAAAGGTGGTAAACAACACAATGCGTCTGTTTTAGCAGATAAAATTGGTATGGGTATCAATCAACGTATCTCAGGTTCAAGAAGAACAGATAAGAAAAATACAAACAGTTTAATTATTGTAAACCAACCTTGGGTTGAGTTACCTGATAATCCATTTGGACAACCAAAAATTAAAGCAAAAGGTGGAGAAGCCATTTGGTTAAACTCAACATTAGTATTTTTATTTGGTAACCAAAAAGGTGCGGGAACTACAAAGATTAAAATTACCCGTAATAAGAGAGATGTAAATTTTGCTAGCAGAACTAAAATCTCAATTATGAAAAACCACGTAAATGGTTTAGGATTCTCAGATGGAAGAATTATGGTAACTCCACACGGTTTTATGAAGGCAAAAGAAACTGCGGAAGAGAAACTATCAATTCAAGAATATGCAAAAAACAATTTAGACTATATCAGTAAATTATTTGGTGAACAAGTATCTGATATTGTTGAACTTGGATTCAAAACAGAAATCTCATCAGATGATGATGAATAAATTTTTTTAAATGTCGGTTTTACTTGTTGACGGAGATAACTTACTCACGATTGGTTTTTATGGTGTCAAGAATGCCTTTCATAAAGGTACTCACATTGGAGGAATCTATCATTTCCTTAATACTCTTAGGAGATTATTTGAGGTACATCATTTAGATAAAATAGTTGTTTTTTGGGATGGAGAAAATGGTTCTCAATCGAGAAAAAAAATCTATCATTTATATAAAGAAAATAGAAGACAACGAATTAAAAGTGAAGAAGAGATTAGTTCCTACATCTACCAAAGAGGTAGAATAAAACAATATCTTGAGGAGTTATACGTCAGACAAGGTGAATTTGAATTCTGCGAAACGGACGATAGTATTGCATACTACGTTCAAAATTCTCCAAACGAAAAGAAGATTATATTTTCATCAGACGGCGACTTAACCCAATTAGTGAGTGAAAATACTCAAATATATAATCCTTCGCATCAAAAACTTTATAGCGTAAATGATACTATCGTTTATGACCACCAAGAAGTTTTAATTGAAAACGTCAAAATTATTAAAATGTTATGTGGTGACCCATCAGATAACATTTCAGGTATTAAAAATATGGGTATTAAAAGGTTACTTACCTTATTTCCCGATATGAAAACTGTAAAATACTCTTTAGATGATGTGTTACAAAAAGGTAATGCATTATTCGAGGAAGATAAAAATAATTGGATGGTTCGAAATCTACTAACAGGTGTAACAAAACACGGTGTTTTTGGCGAAGAGTTTTTTGATATAAATCGTCGAATTGTGAGTTTAGATGAACCATTTTTAACTGACGAAGCAAAAGAATATATTGATTTATTAATTAATGAAAAATTAGACCAAGAAGGACGGTCATATAAAAACGCAATGAAAATGATGAATGAAGACGGATTATTCACGATGTTACCAAAATCAGATGATGCGTGGATAAAATTCATTAATCCATTTTTACGATTAACAAGAAAAGAAAAAAATAAAAAAACAATTAAAATTAAAACGTATGAGTAATCAAGACAACATCACAAAATTTGAGTTTTTGTTAACCCTTGAAGGAAACATTATTTGCCAACGTTTCTTCAATGTTAGAGAGCACAATGATGCGGCTAAAAGGTCAATGGATCTTCACTATTATGTAAAAAATATTTGTGAAGAAATTAGTGAAGATTTAAAAATAAAAAGTTCCGATTATCTGTGTGAAAATCAAAATTATTTCCTATCTTCTGACTATGTGGAAGATTCAAATGAGAAGGATAGAGAGCATTTTTTATTGGAAATTAAGCTCGGCGACGACGTATTTATTCAAAGAATATTCCCCGCATATTACTACCACCCAAAGGTTAGATACACGGTGGATATTCGTCCAAAACTTAAGAGAATTTTGTCAGATTTAACTGACATTTTATCATCTTACGATTTGGAAACAACATATCTTCAATACGAACTATAATTTTAAAACTTATATATACTAATTTATTATGGAAGAAAGGAATTTTGGACATTTAGGATTTTCATTTCAGCAGTCACTTATTAAAGCAATTATTGAGGATAGAAAATACGGAGAAACTATTATTGACGTATTAGAAAGCAAGTATTTTGAGAATAACTCATTTAGATTTCTTATGGAAAATATTAAGGAATACTATAAGGATTATGAAAAAATACCTGACTATCATACAATAACTCAAAAAATAATGGCTGAAAATTCCAAAAAGGAATCTTCCAGAATTCATATTGACACACTTGAGGCAATTAAGAATGACGAAAAAGATGTTGCATATGTAAAGGATGTTGCAATGAATTTTTGCAAACAACAAAATCTTAAGAGAGAGTTAAAGCAAGTTCACAACATTATTGAAAATGGTGAATTCCAAGAATATGCAAAAATTGAACAAATCATTCAAAAGGCATTACAAGTTGGTATTCAGAATGATGAAATTGTAGACGTATTTCACGATATTGATGGGGCATTAGAGAAAGACCACAGACACCCAATACCAACAGGTATTGTTGGAGTAGATAAATTGTTAAACGGTGGTTTGGCTAGAGGTGAGTTAGGAGTTGTTTTAGCACCGACTGGTACAGGTAAAACAACTTTATTAACCAAATTCTCTAACACAGCATATAATATGGGGTTAAATGTTGTCCAAATATTTTTTGAAGACAACGTTGGTAACATAAAAAGAAAACACTATACGATATGGTCAGGTATTGCACCCGATGACCAACCTGAAAATAGTGATGAGGTTAAAGAGAAAATCAAAGAAGCCGAAGAAAGGTCAGGAGGAGCTTTAAAATTATTAAAGTTTCCGTCTGATAACATCACAATATCAGAAATAAAATCTAGATTAAGAAAAATGCAAGCCGATGGATTTAGAGTAGATTTACTCGTAATCGATTACGTAGATTGTATTTCATCTGAAAGAAACATCAATGGTGAAGAATGGAAAGGTGAAGGTAATGTAATGAGAAGTTTGGAATCAATGACTAGTGAATTTGATATTGCAATTTGGACAGCAACACAAGGTAATCGTGAATCAATTTCATCCGAAGTTGTAACAGGCGACCAAATGGGCGGTTCAATTAAGAAAGCACAAATTGCACACGTTATATTATCTATTGGTAAAACATTAGAACAAAAAGAACATAATTTGGCGACATTAACTTTAGTTAAATCACGTATTGGTAAAGACGGAGTTATTTGGTCAAATTGTAAATTCAACAATGAGTATCTTGTAATAGATACTGACACACAAAATACATTATTAGGTCACGAAGAACAAAAGGTGAAAGATAATGTAAACAGAGCGGCGGAAGCATTCCAAAGAAGACAACAAGTAGCAAACAGAAACTAAAAAAATTAAATTATGACCGAGAAGATTTTACAAGACAATCCCGGACGTTTTGTCCTTTTCCCAATCGAACATCACGATTTGTGGAAACTATATAAACAACAAGAAGCGTGTTTTTGGACCGCAGAAGAAATTGATTTGGCCCAAGATATTTCAGATTGGGAAAACAAATTAAACGCGGACGAACAACATTTTGTTAAACACGTTTTAGCATTTTTTGCAGCATCAGATGGAATTGTTAATGAAAACATTGCAATGAACTTTGTAAATGCGGTTCAATACACCGAAGCGAAAATGTTTTATGGATTCCAAATTATGATGGAAAATATTCATAGTGAAACGTATTCATTATTAATTGACACATATATTAAAGATAAAGAAGAACAACATAAATTATTCAATGCAATTGATACCGTTCCTGCAATTAAAAAGAAAGCAGAATGGGCTTTAAGATATATTGAAAAGGGTACGTTTGTAGAAAGATTAATTGCATTTGCGGCCGTAGAAGGTATTTTCTTCTCAGGTTCTTTCTGTTCAATATTCTGGTTAAAGAAAAGAGGGTTAATGCCGGGTTTAACGTTTTCTAATGAATTGATTTCAAGAGATGAAGGGATGCACTGTGATTTTGCTTGTCATTTATTCAATCATCATATTGAGAATAAATTAAGTGAAAAGAAAATCAAAGACATCATTTGTGGAGCATTAGAAATCGAAAAAGAATTTATTCTTGAAGCGTTACCTGTTAGATTAATTGGTATGAATTCTGATTTAATGAGTCAATATCTTGAATTTGTAACTGATAGATTATTAGTTGCACTTGGTTGTTCTAAGGTTTACAATTCAGAAAATCCGTTTGATTTTATGCAAAATATCGCCTTACAAGGTAAAACAAATTTCTTTGAGAAAAGAGTTGCCGAATATCAAAAAGCGGGAGTTAATAACACATCAACATCAGAAGATTTAGATTCGGCTTTTGGTGACGTAGATTTTTAAAATAGATAGTAAAAATGAAAGTAAAAAAAAGAGATGGTTCCTTAGAGGAAATGAGATATGATAAAATCACACGTAGAATTAGTGTTTTTTGTAGTGATTTAAATTTAGAATATATTGACCCAACATATGTTACTTTGAAAGTTACTCAAGGAATTTATGATGGAATTTCAACAACAGAATTAGATGTGTTAGCAGCAGAAACTGCAGCATCTATGACAACAACACATCCCGATTATGCTAAATTAGCTGGTAGATTATCGGTTTCTTTATTACATAAAGTGACACACAAGAAATTTTCACAATGTATTAAAGAGTTACATTCATTCACCGAACCAAGAACGGGAAAAGAATCATCATTAATTGATGATGATGTTTATCAATTCGTAATGGATAATAAAGAAGCTTTGGATGGTGCAATTCATCAAGAACGTGATTTGGATTTTGATTATTTTGGATTTAAAACATTAGAGCGTTCATATCTTTTAAAAATAGGTACTCGTGTAGTTGAAAGACCACAGTATATGTATATGAGAGTTGCTGTTGGTATTTGTAAAGGTGATTTAGAAATGGCACTTAGAATTTATGATGATTTGTCACAACATTTTTACACTCACGCAACACCAACATTATTTAATGCAGGAACTCGTAGACCACAAATGTCTTCTTGTTTCTTAATTGGAAATAAAGGTGACGATATTGATGGTTTATTTGATACAATTGGAGATGTTGCAAAGATTTCTAAATGGGCCGGTGGTATTGGTTTACACGTACACGATGTTAGAGCTAAAGGTTCTTATATTAAGGGAACTGGTGGTGAATCTGACGGTTTATTACCAATGTTAAAAACATACAATGAAGTTGCTCGTTGGATTAACCAAGGAGGAAAAAGAAAAGGTTCTTTTGCAATCTATCTTGAACCTTGGCATTCTGATGTAATGGAATTTATTGATTTGAGAAAAAATCACGGTAAAGAAGAATTAAGAGCACGTGATTTGTTCTTGGCAATGTGGACTCCCGACTTATTTATGCAACGAGTAGAATCTGATGGTGATTGGTCATTATTTTCACCTGATGAAGCACCTGGTTTATCAGATGCTTATGACACACCTGAAGATAAGGCATTTACTAAATTATACGAATCATACGAAAAAAGTGGTAAGGCTAGAAAGGTGATGAAGGCAAGAAAATTAATGGATGCAATTTTAACAGCACAAATTGAAACGGGTACCCCTTATATGTTATATAAAGACCCTGCGAATTATAAATCAAATCAAAAGAATTTAGGTACAATTAAATCATCAAATTTATGTACTGAAATCATTGAGTATAGTTCACCAACCGAACAAGCGGTTTGTAATTTGGCATCTATAGCATTACCAAAATATATTCTAAATGGTGAATTTAATCACGAACTATTATATGAATACACATATCAAGTTGTGAAAAATTTGAATAATGTAATTGATTTAAATTTCTATCCGACTGAAGAAACAAAACGTTCAAACTTTAGACATAGACCTGTTGGTTTAGGTGTTCAAGGTTTAGCGGATGTATTTTGTATATTAGGTTTACCATTTGAATCTGAAGAAGCAGATACATTACAAACAGATATATTTGAAACGATATATTTTGCGGCAATGACATCTTCTAAAGATTTGGCCAAAGAACACGGGGCATATGAAACAATTGTAGGATCACCAATTGAAAAGGGAATTTTCCAATATGAAATGTGGGGTAAAACTGATAAAGATTTATCAGGTCGTTGGGATTGGAAATCTTTAAGAAAGGAAATTAAATCTTTTGGTGTTAGAAACTCATTATTAGTTGCACCAATGCCAACAGCATCTACAGCACAAATTTTGGGTAATAACGAAGCGTTCGAACCATTTACAACTAACTTATATTCTCGTAGAACATTAGGTGGTGAATTTATTGTAATTAATAAACACTTAGTTAGTGAACTATTAAAGCTCGGTTTGTGGAATGAAACAATTAAGAATAAATTGATTATGGAAAATGGATCAGTCCAAAACATTCCTGAAATCCCAACTGAAATGAAAGAAGTTTATAAAACAGTTTGGGAAATGTCACAAAAGAGAATTCTTCAAATGGCAGCAAACAGAAGTGTTTTCATTGACCAATCACAATCATTAAACTTATTTATTGATAACGCCACCAAACCTAAGTTATTGGCGGCACATTTATTTGGTTGGAAATTAGGTCTAAAAACGGGAATGTATTATTTGAGAACTCGTTCAGCGGTAGACGCAATTAAAGGATTAGGTATTGACACATCTACCGTAAAACCAATTGAACAACCACAACCAACAGCTACGTTATCTACACCAACAACAAATTCGTTGATTAGTGAAGAAACACCTGAAGTTGTTATGACAAATGAAAGACCAACCGATTCACCATTTGAGTGCGAAGGTTGTGGTTCATAAAAATAATGGATGACTCCCTCAAAGATACTGTCGTCAAGGCGTACCTTGAGCATCCAGGTCTCGAGAATATCGGGGGTGAATATCAAGACACAATACTAAAACCCAACTTCGGTTGGGTTTTTTATTTATTACCAATTTAGTATTCTTTATATTTATTGATATGGCGGTAAAATACGGAATAGATTTTCCATTTAGAGACAGTAATGAAGGTCATTTTTTAAAGATGACGACATCACCCGAAAGAGAGGTTAGAGCCAATCTAGTACACCTTTTATTAACTAAAAAAGGTAGTAGGTATTTTTTACCTGATTTTGGAACTAGATTATACCAATTCATTTTTGAACAAAATGATATGGTGACATTTGGACTTATTGAAGAAGAAGTTAGAGAGGTGGTAAAAAAATATATTCCAAATTTAGATATTACAAAACTAGAAGTGATATCTGCAGAAGACGACCCTGATAATGTTAGAACATTTTCAACAGATGAAGATACTCGTTTATTTAGAGTTTCAGATGAATCAACAAAACCACATACCGCCAAAGTAAAAATTGAATATACAGTTAATAACGGAGCATTTTCATCTTCGGACTTTATAATATTAAACATTTAAGATGAGTAAGAAAATATCATACGCAACAAGAGATTTTGCAGGACTAAGACAAGAATTAGTAAACTTAACAAAAGAATATTACCCTGATTTGGTAAAAAACACCAATGATGCGTCTATATTTTCAGTATTATTAGATTTAAATGCTGCGGTTGCTGATAACTTACATTTTCATATTGATAGAGTTTGGCAAGAAACAATGTTAGACTTTGCACAACAAAGACAATCATTATTTCATATTGCTAAAACATATGGTATTAAGATACCAGGTAATAGACCCTCAGTTGCATTATGTGATTTTTCAATCAATGTACCTGTAAGAGGAGACAAAGAAGACGAAAGATATTTGGGTATCATCAAATCAGGAGCACAAGTGTCAGGAGGAGGTCAAATTTTTGAAACATTAGAGGATATTGATTTCTCAAATCCATTTAACAGTAAAGGAGAACCTAATCGTTTAAAAATCCCGAATTTTGATAATAATAATACTTTATTATCATATACAATTACAAAACGAGAGGCAGTTGTAAATGGAGTTACAAGAATTTACAGAAGAGTTATTAGTGAATTAGACCAAAAACCATTTTTAAAAATTTATTTACCTGAACAAGATGTTTTAGGTGTTACAAGTATTATACATAAAGAGGGTACGTCATTTGCGGGAAATCCAACAAATGCAGAATTTGCATCAACAACAAATAAATGGTATGAAGTGAAAACTTTAATACAAGATAAAATATTTGTACCAGACCCAACTTCAGTATCTGATAAAGATAATTTTAAAGCCGGAACATACGTAAGTGTTAATAATAAATTTGTAACAGAATATACACCTGAAAGTTATTTTTCAGTGACATTTGGTTCGGGCACAGTAAATCCATTAGATAATTTGGATAACTATATGAACGGTTCACTTAAAGTGAATTTAGCAAGTTATTTAAATAATATGTCTTTAGGTGCGGTACCTAAAGCAAACACAACATTGTTTGTAAAATATCGAATTGGTGGCGGTAAAGATTCAAATTTAGGGGTTAATATTATTAATAGTGTAGATAATGTTGAATTTGATATAAACGGTCCAAATGAGACGTTTAATACACAAGTTCAGCAATCTTTAAGAGTGTCAAATGTTACACCTGCAATCGGCGGAGCGGACCAACCAACAATAGAAGAATTGAGAAATATGATAGCATATAATTTTGCGGCACAAAACAGAGCCGTAACATTAAATGACTACAAATCCTTGATTGAAACAATGCCATCAACATTTGGTGCACCTGCAAAGGTTAATGTGATGGAAGAAGATAATAAAGTTAAAATTAAACTATTGTCATATGACGACGCGGGTAATTTAACTGAAACTGTATCTAATACATTGAAAAACAATATTTTAAATTATCTTTCTGAATATAGAATGATAAACGATTATGTTGATATTACAAGTGGTGAAGTTGTGGATTTAAGTTTGGAGATGGACTTAATAATAAATAAAAATGAATCTCCGACAGATATTGTAAGAAGCTCTATTCAAAAAACAATTGAATTTTTTGCAATCGAAAAACGTAAAATGGGTGACCCATTATTTGTGGGTGATTTAATTAAAGAAATTGGTGGGGTTACGGGAGTTGTAAACGTTGTTGATATTAGAGTTTATAACAAAATAGGCGGTAATTATTCATCGTCTGAAGTTGCTCAAGGATATAAAGACAACACCACAAAAGAAATCCAACAATCTGATATGACAATCTTTATGTTGTCTAATCAAATCTATCAAATAAGATTTCCAAATGTGGATATAAAAGTGAGAACTAAAACATTAGGAACGACTACATATTAAAATGTTTTTTGTGTATAATAGTAGAAAATCCACAACTTTCTATTTATTATTAGGATGATACAAAAGCATAGAATTTCGACAAATATTGGTCAAGACCAGAAGGTAACTGTCGAGTTAAAACAAGATTACGATTTACTTGAAATTTTATCATTAAAATTCAGTCAAAAAGACGCATATACATCATTATGTGCGGATTATGGTGTTGTTTGTGGTAGAATAAGTGTAAATAACGGATTTGGAATTCCAAATGCAAGAGTATCGATTTTTGTTCCTTTATCTGAAAAAGACTCACAGGACCCTGTTATATCTGCACTTTACCCATATAAATCAATATCGGATAAAAGCAATTCAAATTATAGATATAATTTATTACCATCAAGAAAACAACACGGAGGTCACGAACCGACAGGTACATTTCCTGACCAAACAGATATATTAACAAGAGAAGAAGTTTTAGAGGTTTATGAAAAATATTATTCATATACTGTAAAAACAAATAGTGCGGGAGATTTTATGATATGGGGAGTCCCATTAGGTGAACAAATTATTCACGTTGACGTAGATTTATCTGATATTGGTTGTTTTTCATTAAGACCTGATGATTTTATTCGATTAGGTGAAGGTCTTGATAGATTTAAAAATTCATATCAATTTAAAGCATCCGAAGATTTAGATTCCTTGCCACAAATTGTTTCATTTGAACAAACAATAAATGTTTATCCATTTTGGGGTAATCAAGATTTATGTGAAATTGGTATTTCAAGAACTGATTTTGATTTATCAAGTAGAGGGGTAAAAATAGAACCTAAAGCATATTTCTTAGGTTCGGTTTATAGTGACCAGGGCGACAATGCGGTTAATAAAAATTGCACACCAAAAGGTAAAATGGGTAGAAAATGTGATTTAATCACAGGACCCGCAGTTATTGAGGTAATTAGATTTACAAATCGCTTAGATGAAAACGATAGACCAATACTTGAAAGTTATGAATTAAATGAAGATGTAGATGAAGATGGTTCATTTGTTTTACCATTACCAATGAATCTAGAATATGTTTACACAAATGAATTTGGTGAAATCGAAACGACTAACGACCCAAATAAAGGTATTCCCACAACAGGTGTTTATAGATTCAGAGTTTCAATGAAAAATGAATCTTTAGGTAGAGTTAGGACTATTGGAAGCTACTTGGCACCAAATATTAGAGAATTTAGAAATACAGATGGTAGTGTAAATGAAAAATCATATAACTGGTCATTAAAGTGGGAAGATTATCCTGCGGAGGCTGTTAACGATACAATTATTTTTAATAATACTTTAGGTTCGTTTTATCCAAAAGATTATTTCTATAGAATGAGCTATAACAAAGTTTATAGTTTATCATCATTTATGGGTTCTTACTTTTCTTCTAATGGAATTAGTAGACACACATATTTGGGTATTAAAGATATTTCACCAAAGGCTGAAGAAGATTGTGAAAGTAATGTGGTAACACCTCCGGTTAATTGGGGAATACAAAAATTTAATTTTGCAATTTTACTTGCGATAATTGTTAACGTATTTGAAAGAATTCTTTATTATGCGTTCGTATCGGTTGTTCAAGTATTGATAATCCCATTCCAATTTTTAATGGATAATGTTAAATTCAACATTAGAGCATTCGGTGGGTGTTTACTTTGTTGGGAACCATTCGCATTTTTTGATAGTCTTGTTATTGAACCATTACAAAGATTTGGTACAGTCAGATTAGGTATATCAATATATCCCGAATGTGAAACTTGTGATAACTTAGATTTCACAAATAATGCGGTATCAACAAATACCGACCCTGCAGTATTATACAATACGGTAATGACAGGACAAGTTGCTTTTCCTGTGTCTTTCGTTTCATCTTGTTTTAGTGGATTAGATTCGAAAGCAATGATTTTTAGAACACCAAGTTACGGTCAAGGGGGATATTCTTGCGCAGTAAACAGTAATTCAAATATTAGTATGTTAAATACAATAGTAAATGACACAAGTAATAGATACATTATTAAATCTACTAGCACAAGTAATTTTACAAATATTAGTATGAGTAAAACTCAATTAAATGGGTTTGATTATTATTATTTTCTTGATACTCAAAGTATTTTTGGTAGTGCACCGACAGGTCCACAATCATTTACAATATATGATTCACAATCTTTATTAACATCATCTGGAGGTTCACAATCATCTTTAAATTCAGAATTAGAAGGAGGATGTCAACAATATGTAACCGCATACGATGAAACTATGGTAACTAAAACATATTGTGTTACCAATCCAAATACACCGTACAATTCATTAACAACTACAATGTTACAAAACGGTACGTCTTGTAGTGGCGGTAAAATTATAGCAGGACAACAAATTGGTAATGATAGTAATCCTTGTGGAACGTGTTCTACTAAAAGTGGTTTTTCTGAATTTAGATATGGTTTATTCACAATTATACCAGCCGCTAAAACAAACAACTGGACTTCAAATTACAAAGCGATTGGTGAATATGCAAGAAGAAAATTAGTTGGTAAATTATTCTGTGAAGGAATAGTAAATTATTCTTATTTAGATAACTGGTTGACAGGTTCATTTTATTTTTTCCCATTCAAAGCTAAAGTAAGATGGGATGACGAAGAAAAATTAGATTTAAACTATGCAAGAACAAAGTATTGTGAAAATTTAGTTTATTTCAAAGTGAATGATAAAAGATTTTATTATAGGTCGGCATATACACCTGATGGTGGTAATTTTTATAGAGCTTATGGTACATTAGGTCACCCAACAACTATTGTAGATTTAGGACCAAGAGATGAGTTCATTAAAGAAATTTGTACTGACCCATCTATGGACCCTAACTGTTCAGTTGTAAGAAGCATTGGACCATCTTCATATCAAGACTTTAAAGAATTTTTAGGGTTATACATAAATTACAAAATGGATACATTAGGTGCGAATGGAGATTATACTGACTTCTTTGACAATAATGGATTTGACCCTGTAATGCCGAATAAAATGGATGGATACGTCTTCAACGGAGATGCATTACAATTAATATCAATTAACTGTGAAGCGGGTATTGAACAATTCGATTTACAAAATAGAAAATACGCAGCATATAACCCAAGAGTATTAGATGCGGAACAATTAGATTCAATTTATAATAGTAGTGCGTTTCCATTAAATTTTTATTTAGATGGAACGAGTGTTATTAGTGGTAGAACAACAGATGGTGACGGATATAGAGTTAGGTCTTGTTTAAATGAATTAGGAAGATTAACTGAAGCGGCACAAGATGTACCATTTTATTTATGGGAAAAAAATGGTGCGGGTTTTGGAAATGGAACTGACCATCATTGGGATTATAATGGTGTATCAGTTAAACCACTACAAGGTATGGAATATAACTACGCATTTACGGGCGACTCATCACACAAATATATACTATTCCCAATGACTGAAGATTCAAACGGTACCGGCATCACAATTAGTAGTATTACTCTTAGTGAGCCAATTTATGACAGAATCGATGATGTTGATAATCACACTGATTTTAATAATCAAGAAGAAGGGTTTACATTTTTATGGGCAAATAGTGTCACTAATCCAACAACAGGAACATTATATACAAGGGTTGGTTCGGCATCTAATTGGGTTACAAAAAGTTGGAATTCTGACATTGATTATATTATTAAACCAACACAAACAAATTACACAGGAACAAAACAAATTTTGTCTACACCATTCCAATTTTATTTTGGATTGAGACCGGGTAAAACTGCGGTTGATAAATTTATGCTTAGGTTTGGACCTAAAGGTGCATTTAAAACTGCCGAATAATGGAAGAGAAAAAACAAATTATATTACCAACAAAAAGGTATAGTAAAGCACCCGATGAGGAAATAGATTTAAAAGTAAATTTAGAATCTTCAGAATCGTTATTAAGAATTGGTGATAAAGACATTGTTTTAGACATTGCCAAATTATATGATGATGAAAGAAACAAAAGTTCTAATTACAAAATTTATGGTAAATTAAAAATGGTGTTTAGAAATATGTATAGCGGATCAACTGAGTATTCGTATTTACTAAACAGATTATATTTGAATGGCGATGGTAGTGATAATGTTTTTGACGGTTTTATTCCGTATGATGAATTTGCATTTTTGAGAAAAGATGTTTATAGAGAAGATAATAACGTTGCAACATCAAATACATTAGGTACGTTCACACCAATTTTTAGAAGTAGTGGTTCAACAGAACACCAAACCATTACAGCGATGTCGGCACCATATCACAATTGGAACTTATATTTAACATATGTTCACGCTAAAAGTACGACTTACCCAATGAAATATACTTTAACGGGAGGTACGGTCTCAACATTTGTTGCGGGTGACGGGATACCATTTAGAGTTAATGATAGTGGAACATCTTATGAATTAGTTAGTCCTGTACCGCACGGAATGAAAGCTGGCGAATATATCGTATTCAATAGTGGATTATTTAAAAGTTTAGGATATTCTGTAAATAATACTTTTCAAATTAACAGCATCGGTAATGAAATTTTCGATTCAGAAAATTATGTTATTAATATTTTAAAATCACAAATTAAAAATCAATACTTACCATTATCAGGTATTATAATCGGAAAAAGATGTTTAGATATTAATAATATTTCAGGAACAACTTCAGAATATTACGTACATAAACATAAAACATTGACAGATGTTGGTGGATACATTATGGACCAAATTGGTTTTGAAACACCTGTGTTTGAAGATGAAAAAAAATTATTATTTGAAAATGCGAATGGTGATAACGACGTTCTAGTTGAAAGAAATAGAATGGAATCCGTTTTATATGATTTTAAAGAACCATTAGTTTTAAGTGGACTAACAAATAATTTAGGATACACACCAACAGAAGTTTATGTAACCACAATTTTTAGAAATGGTAATGGATATTTTAATTATCCGCCAAAAGTAGGATATAAATTTCATTTTCACGATACTTGGATTGATGAACACTTTAGTGGAACAACATCAAACGAAACAACAATTTCAGGAAAAACATTTGTAAAAGAATCAATAACATTTACAAGTGGAAATACATTACCAATTGGTACTGTATTAACCGGTGCATTTGTTGAATACAACAAAAAAGAAATTAAAGAAAGAATCATTAGTGAGTCATATCATAAGATAAGCAACCCAACATCAATTTTTGATTATAATCAAGATAATGGTGTAACATATTCTGGTTCTTCAGCTAATAATATGTTTGGGTTATATTATCAACCACACCATAGAGTTAAACTAAGACAACTGTCACCATATACGGAATCGGCAAGAACTAATGACATTTATAATCTACCTGAAAATGCATCATATGATGTGTATGATAAAATATGGAGATGGAGAGATTTATATGACCACGGTTATGTTGATGGTGATGGATACGGTACAAGTTTCCCATTTGTAAATGGTACTCATTATGTAAAAAACGATATTAATTTCTATTTAAGAAATGAGGCGGCATACACTAATAAATCAAACGGAATTATAGATTTCAATAATAAAAAAATTGATTGTTAATGAAAATTTTAAGAAAAACCGAAGACTTAAAAATTGATTTAAATTTTGACACCGATTTCCAAACAAATGCGGGATGGCAAGAAAATATGCAACAATTTGAGGATGAGGTTTTATATGAAATAGTTAACCCAATCGACAACTATGAAACTATGCGTTATATTCATAAACCGTATAGTGGAATAACAAGTTTTTCAGGAGATACTCAGTGTGACATATGGTTTTATTTCTATTTTTTAAACCCAAATACTAATGATTACACTAACGGTTTAGATTATAGTCATATTGGTTTAACACCACAAGAAAACGCAAAATTATTAAAAGCAACATCTGAAAGTTTTTTTAGATTAGAATTTTATAAAACACCAATAAAAGGTAACACCTACGAAGCTCCAAATAGATATAATCGAAGATTGGTATTTGCTAAAAATCTATCATTACCGTTAGGAGAAAAAATATTTTATTCAACAATAAGAAAAAATATTCACGTACCTGTTTTTATGGGTTCAAACTATAGAAACAAAGAAAATATGTATTTGTTTTGGTTTCAGGACGATAGTGTTTTAGAAGAAACAAATTTAAGTGGAGTAACTTCAAATACGAATACATTCTTTATGACTGCCAAATTTTTTAATAAAATTGATGGTAGTATTATTGATTTTACAAATACACCATTTGATTCAACTTATCAAATAAATGATGTGTCAGATATGTACTATCAAGTTGATATTGATAGAACTGATTATTCATATCGAATATATCGTTTTAATGGTACAGTTTCACAATATAGTAATAGAATTGGTATTGTTACCGGCAACACAATTGACGGTAATATGGGAGTTTCACCTGTTAGGTTTTATGAAAGAAGAACTGTGATTAATATTAATGCGACACAGACACCAACACCTACAATGACACCAACAATTTCATTTACACCTACACATACCCCAACACCAACACCTACACCAGCATCTGGTGGTAGTGGCGGAAGTGGAGGAGGACCGACTTACATTTATTATAGATTAAGACCTTGTGAATTTCAAGGACAATCAGGTTATTCAAGTGGTAACTATGATGTTTGGTCAACAGGTTATTTATCTTCGGTTTATGACTCGGGAGATAGGGTTGAAGGTAGTGTTGGATATTACTATGTTGTGGTAGGTTCAACAACAACCGACCCTAACCCTAGTGGTCAAAAATATTCGGTAGGACCAACTAATGAATTTGGTTGTCCAACAATTGCACCATCCGTTCCTTTATATACACAAATAACTTTAGTTAGAGGAGGGACAAATGCGTGGAATAGTACATTAGTTGCAAGTTCGCAGTTATGTGGACACCCACCAAATTATGCATTTAATTATGTTGGCGGTGCTACAACTGGAGGACAAATTTATACAAAATATATAAACTACGAATCAAATGGTTTAACACCATCCACAACATATACAGTTTATAATACTGAAAATAGAACACCTGGTGACGAATTTAATGGAAACAATTATAAATACGGTGTAATGATACCATCATCTGGTGGAACAATAACACACATTGTTGAAGTTTCATCAAACGGAACATTGCAAAATTGGTACGATTGTGCATCATAAAAAAAAACAAAATAACTTATTTATAGTAGGTGAAAAGGATAAGACATAGTATAAAAAGAAAATCGATACCAATAGTAAAACTTGTTAGTACAACAAGTAAAAATTGGTATGCTTCTGATGGTAGTCTTATTCCTTGGTCAGGATTAACAGATGGCGGACCATCTGTCGGTGATGTAGTTCAAAATTTATCAGGAAACACACAAAACGGATTAGTTTCTTTAGGATATTATAAATATAGCGGTTCAACACCACAATGGGTTCAAGTAACTTCAAATGGTGACAAATATGAAGATTTACAATTACCAATTCCATTATTATCATCAGTAGATGAATTTGGACCAATGGTTCCATTTGATGGTAAGATTACTGAAACTGAAAAAATTAGAGCAACATTTGCTTATGATGTTAATTGTGGAGATGTTACGATTTACAATACCACAAACTTAGGTAAAGCGAGTGGTTTATTTGATGCGACATTTACAGTAAATTGGGGTGATAATACAACATCACCATTACCCGTTTATCAAAGTGTAACGAAATCATATTTTAGTGGAGGAATAAAAAATATCACGGTAACGTTAGACGCACCTTGGGCAACAACCCAAGCGGTTACTTGCATTACGGTAGAATGTGAACAATTCCCAACGCCAACAATTACTCCAACAATTACTCCAACAACAACAGTTACACCGACAATCACACCAACTGTTACGTTAACGCCAGTATTCGAAACTCCAACAGTTACACCAACAATAACACCAACAATAACTGTTACAAAAACTGTTACACCAACAGTTACTCCAACAAAAACTGTTACACCGACTATTTCTGTTACGCCGACTATTACACCAACATTAACGGTTACACCATCTGTGACTATGACCCCAACTATTACGCCGACTATTACACCAACTGTAACAGTAACACCAACAAGTGCGGTAGATTGTGGATTTATATTAATTGCGACATTAGCACCAACCCCAACACCGACAGTTACTCCAACAGTTACAATTACCCCAACAGTTACGGTTACTCCAACAGTAACTCAAACACCTACAATTTCAGTTACCCCAACCATTAGTGTTACACCAACCATTACTCCAACAGTTACAGTTACACCTACTATTTCTGTTACCCCAACTATTTCTATTACACCAACTATAACACCGACAGTGACCGTAACACCAACAATTAGTGTTACACCAACTATAACACCAACCGTAACACCCGAACCAACACATACACCAACAAATACACCTACTGTTACAACAACTATTACACCAACAATATCAATAACACCAACTATAACACAAACGGTTACAGTAACACCAACTATATCGGTTACACCAACTATTACGCCGACAAATACAATTACACCAACTGTTACACAAACGCCAACTATCACACCTACAATTTCTGTTACACCAACTATTACGCCAACTATTACATTAACACCAACGGTAACACAAACACCAACCATTACACCAACTATAAGTGTAACGCCAACAATTACTCCAACAATATCGATTACACCAACCATTACACCAACTATAAGTGTAACGCCAACAATATCTATTACGCCAACTATAACACCAACTATAAGCGTAACACCAACGATTACACCTACTATTTCTGTTACCCCAACCATAACACAGACACCAACTGTTACACCAACTATTACACTTACACCAACTATTACACCAACAATAACAATTACACCAACAATAACAGTTACATCTACAAGTACAATCACACCTACACCAACACCTTGTGTTTGTCCAGATGGTTATACACTTAAACAAGATCATAGTGGATGTTATAAAATAATTGAAACATCACCAACAACTATTCAATCATTACAACCTGGTGTAGCGTCACCAAATTTAGCATATGGTGATTTCGGATATCTTGTTTATGACCAATATGATTTAACAGGTGCTGCAACAAATTCATATGCTTACGATGGTAATACAAATTCATCACCAACACTATCATTAAACCAACAATTTTGGAGTAATAGGATGAATTTCAATGGTGTATGGGTAACAGGAAATTCTAATTGGCCATCACCAAATTATCCTGATTATTTAAGTTTTTGTTCAACAATTGATTTACAACAAAGTAAACAATATTATATTGGTATTGCCGGTGATAATGATGTAACAATAAAGGTTGATGGAAATATTATTATTGACCAACCAAATAATCAACCACAAGCAAACTTTAAATATTGGCACATATATCCTGTCACATTATCGGCAGGTCCAAATGTAGTTGAATTAATAAATTATAATAGAAGTTCTGTTGGTTCATTTGCTGCTGAAATTTATGATAATACATTATCACAATTGACGGGTGCAACATCTGAAAATGATGTAAACATTGTTTTTTCTACAGGTGATTATTTACCAAGTAGAACAATCTATGGACATCCTACAAACAATGGAGGCGCATTAATATCTTTTGGAACGGTTTCTAATGGAACCCTATATGGTGAAGGATTCTGTACGAACTATAGTTGTCCAGAAGGTTATACATTAGATACATCAAATCCAAACAATTATGTTTGTAGATTTACATCAGAAATAAATTGTGGCGATCCAGTACCATCACCAACACCAACTATAACATTAACACAAACACCAACGGTTACGGTAACACCAACACTAACGCCGACGGTTACAGTAACACCAACAGTAACACCAACACTAACACCAACAATTTCTTTAACGCCAACAATATTTGATTGTAACACATTGGCAACAGGTACTTCATTACCATATGCTGCAATTGCAATGAACAAAGCATCAGATGATGGTTCTAATGCATCTGCAATAGATGGTAAGTATGTTGTAACCGCAATTAAGAATGGTTTCTTATTATATTCAACTGATTATGGTGATACATTCCAAAGAGTAACATCAATAGGTACTCAAACTTGGAATAAAGTGGCGGTGAGTGGTAACGGACAATATATGCTTGCATCTTCTTGGAATGGTGAAAGACTTAATGGTTATAGTGGTTATTTGTATAAATCATCAGATTATGGTAGTAGTTGGACAAAATTAACAACCCAATTTGCTGCTGATAGCTCATCATATGGTGCTAGTACTTCATCAAATAATGGAGAGAAAAACTGGACAAGTATTTCAATTTCATATTCAGGTCAATATATGACCGCAACTCGTGGAGATTTTAGAACAACATCAGGTTTTGATACATATAATAATAAAGGTGAAATATTTAAATCATCAGATTATGGCGTTACTTGGACAAAAATAACACCGGCAGGAGGATACAGTAAAAACTTCACATCGGTTTCAATTTCAAATAATGGTTTATATCAAACGGTAGTTGCAGGTATACCACTTGAATTTAGTGACTATACTGGTAATATGATGCACAGTTATTCAGGTGCCATATACATATCACAAAATTATGGTGCAGAATTTACAAATACAGGAGTTGGTTCACAAGGTAATCATTATTCAGATGTTAAAGTATCACCAGACGGTAGTTATCAATTGGCGGCGTTCCACTATTATGCAAACAGTAGTGGATATGATTACTATGATTGGAATTTCTTATACTACTCAACAAATTATGGTATTTCTTGGACAAGTCTAGAAGAGGCAACATCAGGTTCGGGATATCCTCAAAAACTTTGGGATCAAATTGATACGTCATTTGAAGGTAAGAGAAGTTATATGATTAGAGACGGTCACGTTTCTGATGACCACGTACCTAAAGTAGTAATTACCGGTGAAAACAATGACAACGCCTACAGAATTGGTAGATATATACCTTTAGCACCTTCAATATATGGTAAGGTTGATAAAATGACTGCAAGCCCATCAAGTAAGTTCAATGGTGTAGCAACTTCTTTTGATGGTACTAAAGTTATGATTGTTGATAATACAAAACTTTATAAATCATCTGATAATGGTGCAACTTGGTCAACAGACTTTATTTGTCCGACACCGACACCAACAGTTACAGTTACACCAACAAATACATTTACACCAACAAATACTATTACACCAACTATTACACCTACAATTACACTTACACCAAGTGTTTATTGTGATTTTGGTATAGACGTAACAATATTAACACCAACCCCAACACCTACTCTTACTGTTACACCAACTATAACATTAACACAAACACCAACAGTTACAGTTACATCAACAGTTACAGTTACACCAACAATAAGCCTTACACCAACACTAACACCGACAATAACACCGACTGTTACACCAACACCGGATACATCATTTGTACCTGTTGCTAGAGAGTTTTTCCCTGTAAGCTGTGAAAACAGATGTTATGATACAATAACTAATTCATATAACAATAGTACATATACATCATTTACTCATTGTTTAAATTTCACAAATGGATATTACGTTAATAGTAATACAATAACAATAACATATGGTGCATATGATAGACCAAATAGATTTAATTTATATGTCAATGGTGGATTAGCACAAACAAGTGGTTGGGTGGGTTATGACAATACATATAGTGGACCTTGGGGAACTGCGGGTAGTCTTAATACAACGGGAACTACCGGTAGTTTCACTTTCACATATTTAACGGGAAGTACTTACGAAATGAGAGTTGAGGTAGGACCTGAAAACCCAAGTACACAGTTAGGAGATTCATATTATTTCACAATAAGTTGTCCAACAATACCACCGACACCTACACCAACTGTAACACCAACAAAAAATACAATAAATTATTGTGCGGGAGGGTCTAATCTTAGTTTAAGAAATGGAAACACAACAACAGGATGGAAATGGTTTATGTATGAGACGGGATATTATAATTTCCAATATCCATCAGGTGAATATGATCCAACAACAAAAACATTAACAGGGTTACCAAGTACATTTACCCCACCTAAACACCCATATCCTGGATATATGAGAATAATTGTTTGGAATTGTAGTTCACAACAATTCTATATTATAGACCAATGGACAACACAAAATGGTGGACCGGTTAGACACTTCCCATCAAATGTTTTAACCGCATTACCAACTGCATTGAATACATATGAAGGTAATAAATTTACAATAGCACCGTATAATACATAAAATAATGAAAATACAAAATTTACATCAGCCGTATATTTTTAAACATAATAATGAAATCAATATCATTGTTAGTGAATTTACAAACCAAAGATTTAATTTTAAATTTGGTGAGGATGATGCATCTGAAGATTATTGGAAATTATCAATTTTAGATTCAAATTATATAAAATCAACAATTAATACTCCGAATACGATAACATATGAAAATGAAAATTATGAGGTTATTGCTGAATGTAATGGATATTTGTATGAAAATAAAATAAGTTATGTAATTGGTGCACACAAAATGGTAGACCAAGAGCCCTTAAAATATTTTTTAGTTCAAGGTGATTTTGATTTTGAAACCAAAAATGTGACAAATTTAATAATAAAAGATAGAGTAAGAACTGGGTTTGTAAAAAATGAAAAATATATTTTAGATGTTAAAAGTGACGATATTTTAATGAATGATACAGTGATATTTGACTGTTCTCCGTATACACAAAATATTGTTAGAATAATACCCGTTTTTGACCAAAACAAAATTTTATTTACAGGACAATCTGATGACAATTTTAAAACTTTTGTAATTGATTTAGATACAAACATTGTAAATAAAATTGAGAGTGATAATCAAACAAACATATATAAATCTTCAATATTTGATGATGGCGAAAATAAACTCTTTGTGTATACCGACAAGGTTTTTGTGGGTGAATCTGAAGTTGATTATGTTTTAAATATTGAAGAAAATTACAATCTAATAAATCAGTAATTATAATAAATGGCAAGATATTTTTACATAGAATTACAGTCAGGAACCTCACCAGGTCCTTATGATATCTACCACGATAGTGTTAGCTCATCGAATCTTGCCATTAGATACGATAACAACCAATATGCTCAAGATTTAACATATCACGATTTAACGATTGATAATAATGGTGAAACAGGAGTTCCAATTATTATACCCGATGGTTCCTCAAGTATTATTGTAGTAAATAAAGTAAATGGTCTTAATATACCATACACTATAACTCTTGAAACAAGAACACCAACACCTACACCAACTGTTACACAGACACCTACAATTACGCCAACTATTACACCAACTGTAACAGTAACACCTACAATTACACCAACTATTACACCAACAGTAACGGTAACACCTACAGTAACGGTAACACCTACAGTAACGGTAACATCTACAATTACTCCAACTGTAACTCCATCACCATATTGTGATTTTGGTATTGATGTAACAATATTAACACCAACCCCAACACCAACAGTTACTCAAACATCAACTGTTACGCCTACAGTTACACAAACACCTACAATTACACCAACTGTAACAGTAACTCCTACTATTTCGATAACACCAACCATTACACCTACTATTTCTATTACACCAACTATCACTTTAACGCCAACAGTTACTAAGACACCAACTGTTACACCAACAATAAGTTTAACACCGACTATAACACCTACCAATACGGTTACGCCAACAAGAACACAAACGCCAACCATTACACCTACAATTTCAATTACACCAACAACTACAGTTACCCCAACAGTAACTCAAACACCTACACCAACTCCATATTGTAATTTTGGAATTGACGTTACAATCCTTACACCTACACCAACACCAACTGTTACACAAACGCCAACTATAACATTAACGCAAACGCCAACAGTTACAGTTACACCTACGGTTACAAAAACGCCAACAGTAACACCAACTATTAGTATTACACCGACAACTACTATTACGCCGACAGTTACCAAAACACCAACTGTTACACCAACAATAACACCAACGGTGACACCATATCAAGGATATTATTTAGATGCATACGGTTGTAACTATTATGCAACACCACCGAGCGGATTAAGTCCTTGTTCACCAACATCACAGTTCCCAATTCAATTAAGTTTAGTTTTAGCACCAGCGACACAAGGTAGTATTGCACTTTATCAATCTTCTGATAATGTTACATTTACATTTGTGACAAGTAAAAATACTTCAGGATCACCAATATCTGTTTATGGTACTCCGGGTTATTATTACTATGCTAGAGTTACTAGGTCTTCAGCATCGTCAAGTAGTATAAAGGCACAAGTAGAATGGTCTGAAGATTTCGGAATTCCAGGATATGATTATAATCCAAATGGTGCGGATGGTCAATACATTGATTCACCTGTGATACAATTAGCGGAGAGTGGTAATCACACTTACCAATTCTATGGTTATGTTTCAAATTTACTTTAAAAAAATATAATATTTATAAAATATAACAATTATGGCTAGAGATATACAAATAAGTTTTAGTGCAAGTCCAACCCCATCGGCGGTTGCCGGTCCTTTTACTATTACCAAACAGAACTACTCTGAAGGTACTTTTACAAGAACTAGTGGACCGAATTATGATGGTGTACAAACCATATTATGTACACCCACAGACTCGAATGGAACGACTTGGAGAGGAACATTAAAAGTTTTTAACGATACTAATGGAGCAGCAACCACAATAGCAACAGGTGTACAAAGAACCGGAACACCATCAATATCATCAGGATATCAAATTAATGGAATTGCTTGTGGAGATAGAGTATTAAGTATTACAAGTACAGGTCAGTGTAGCTCAAGTGCAATAAAGGAAATTTTATATGTAACTAACACACCAAGTATTACAATTCAAGCACAAAACCCAATATATTCAAGCACCGAAACGGTTACCGCGACTTTATATTATTCAGGTACGTCAGGAGAAGCTTTAACACAATACCCAACTTTACAAACGTCATCTGTGACTCAACCAACAGGAACTTCATCAACCACAGGAGGATTTAATTTATTCAGCGGTAACACTATTTTTACAGGGACATACGCGATTCAATTTGTAATAACTTGGACGGGTTCGAGTACGACAGGTAAAAGCGCTAGACTGACATATAATCCCGGATGTAATTCAATAGACCCCGTATAATAAATGTCTAAAAATATCGTTATAAAATTTACGGGAACTACGTCACCAAGTGTTGATAATTTTACAATAGTAGTAAATAATGCAACATCGACAGGTTTATCCATTACATCAGGAACCAATCCACATAATGGAACGGGTACCGTTTTAGGTACTATAGGTTTATTTGATAATTTTGTAACGGGAAGAACAATTGCAACAGGAGTTTCTAGAACTACATTATTAGACGGTTATCAAATTAATAATATAAATTGTGGCGATTATTCTGCAATTGCGGGAAGTAATTCTGAAAATTGCACAAATCAAGAAAGCGTTAATATTATCGTATTTAATTCAGAACCAAAAATTGAATTAGTTTTAAATTATTTAACTGAAGATGGAAATGCAACCCTAAGTTCCGAATTAGAGGTTTACGGTACAAACGGAACACCAAACCCGTCACCAACATCGGTTGTTGTTAACGCACCATCTACAGGAAGTTATTCAGGTTCTTTATATTTGACAACCGCAGGAACCTATTCTTTCACATATACAACCACACAATATGGTGGAAGTGTCAATATGACGGGTAAATCTACCCAATTAAATTTCACCGACTGCTAACATTTATTTAGTTTAAATTATTGTTTATATTAATCAAAAACTATGTAAAGATATTTACTAGTGTAGAATAATATAAAATGGCCACATATTTCGGAGAAATTGAATTTACAATACCTTATAGTAGTCCCGAATCAGGAATAACACAAAGTTATTTAAATGATTTAGACTATACAAACAATACGGGTTATACCACATTTACAGGTACAACGTATTTTTTAGGTATAGGTCAAAGTAAAATATCCGAACTTAAAAAATATGGTCAAAATTCATACACGGGTATTACAATAACAAGTGAATATACGGGATACACAATTGATAATGTAAGTTATAGAGATTTTCCCGATGGTTATACACTATTAACAGGTAATACTGCGAATTTTACAAAAGAAGAAGTTTTTGAAAGAATGTTAACGAGAAATGAACATTTCTTGGGATTTGTTGAACAACCAACAATTTATTCGGACGTTTATGTTGAAAGAGGTAAGCAGGGAGTAATGGAGGTTAACTTCAGATTAGGTGAGGTTGATAATATGGGTGAATTAAGTGTCTATGGAAATGGATATTTTAAAGTGAAAAAACAATAAAATTATATTTATTAATTAAAAGAATATGGCAGTAGGAAGTTATGGTATAGTTAGACCGGCAGACGTTTCACCAGCGGACGTTGAAATTTTTTACCATTATACATCTGGTAGAACCGCAACTGCGGGAGTAACTTTAACCAAGTTAGATGCTGAGCAAATATTGACTCCAATATACCACAACGCTAACACAACCACAGCCACAAGTGCTCAGAATGTTGAGTTATTAGGTGGACTTTATAATTTAAAATTAAAAGCTGAGGATTTTTCAGAATTAGGAATATACACTTTACACATTCGACCAAAGCAAATTAGAACAACAATTACAGATTGTGGAATTTTAGCATCATTACCGTCAGTAAGAGGATTGATAATTGATTTAACAAATGTTGCCACGGCTGAGAGAAATAGATTTACACCACAAGGATTGGTAGGATATAGAGTTGAGTATATAAATCCAACAAATAGTAGAAAAATACCAAATTTTTACAGAGTGGTAACATCGTCATTTTATTGTTCACCTATTGTTTCAAATTTAACAAATACGTCAGACAAGGCGATACGTTATCAATATACAGACCAAGCAACTAATTTGTTGTTTTTAACATTAACACCGAGTTCAGCACCATCAAGTAGACCTAATTCCGTTCCGTTTATTGGTGAACCTGGTCAGAGTATTATTTTAACTAACACCTATTTCAATCCAACAACTGTTGAAGTAGAAATGGTTGAGCACGATGCAAGTACATTGGCACACGCTCTTTACGGTAATCAAACTAAAGCAATTACTCCGGGTATCTACACTATCTACGATAAGGATAATAATATCTACAAACAATACAACTTATATGAAGTTAAGGATGAATTTAATGAAACGTTGTATGAGGTTAGAGAGGAAAGAGATACTACAGATGAAACTTTAGGATTCGATAATATTACAAACTTATAATGGCAAAATATACAAAAGTACCAAGTCAGGCAGCAACAGGGGGACAAACATTTAGTGATAGTTTAGTCGGTGTACAAATTACCGATGGTACTAGTCAATTGACCAATACAAGTTTTACATTAGATAGAGTAGTACCTGAAAGAGATAACAAAAATTTTAAAACCGCACCATTTTCGGACTTTTTAACTTTAGATGAGTTAAAACAAGAAAAAGACGAATCAGTTGTAACATTAACTGATGGAACGGTACAAAGAAAAGAAAAAATAAAATTTAGAGGTGGTAAAGATGATGCGGGAAGGTCATTATTTGGTTCTTTAAAACAAAGAATTGCGGTATCAATTGCGAATATTGTAAAAAGATTTCCTGCCGCGATGCAAGTTGATGCAGACACACCAATTAAAGTTTCAGATTACACTGCTCAAAATATTTCATATAGTGACGTTTCAAAAAGCACACAATTTGAAATAGAGAAATCTATATTATATAATCCATTTGATATTGTTTTATCACAACCAATTAGTAACACACTACCTGAAGTTGAAAATAATTTTAGAAATTTTTTCTCAACTTACACAAAGTATATTTTAGAATATAGTGGTAAAACATATAACATTCTATCATATGTTGAACCAACAGATACAACAAACTTAATTTTAACAGTTGATGGAAAACCATTCGGCGAATATACCGGAGTAACAGATACTTTTTTAATTAGACCAAATAATGGTGTAACAGAAGAATTTTTTGATAGTTTAGACGATTTAGAAAGTCAATTATTAAACAGAGAAACAAATCCAAAATACCAAGCAAGTTTTAAAGTTCCGAGAGATAATTCTGACGGAACATTTACTGATATCGTATCGGTAGAAGTTAATTGGCCTTTAACAAAAGATGGTTGGAATCTACAAACGACAGGGTTAGATTATCAAGAATATATTGATAACTTAAGTTCTTTAGCGGAAGAAATTGACGACTACAAATCTAATTTAGTTGTTAGATTTTTAACTGCACCACAATTATTTGAATTTGATACAGATGATAAAAAATCTGAAGCTATCTTCCAATTATATGGACAAAATTTTGATAGAGTAAAAAAGTACATTGACAATATTGCGTTTATGAGACACGTTAGTTATGACGGTATCAATAACGTTCCTGATTTACTTTTAAAAAATTTAGCAGAAAACTTAGGATTAAGTACTATCAATTTGTTTGATGAAAAAACAATTGAGGATAGTGTATATAATAGACAAGAAACAACTTATTCAGGTTTAACAATTGGTAAAAACCAAGTCGAAGCCGAATATGAATTTTATAGAAGATTATTAGTTAATTTATCTTACATATATAAATCAAAAGGTACAAGACAATCTATTGAATTCTTTTTAAGATTCTTAGGTGCACCTGAACCTATGATAAAGATTAACGAATATGTATATGATGTTAAATCAATACCAAGTTCAGCAGTTCAAGATGATTTATATAATTTAATACAAGGTTCTAAAATAGATGTTGTTGCAACAGGATTTACTGAAAGTACGTATAGTTATGCAACGGGAACCACAACAGGTTCAACAACATTAAGTAGAGAAGATTATCCTATTGATGATAATAATTTACCAAGAAAGGTTACTAATTTAAGTAGTGATATATTTTTCCAAAAAGGTGCCGGTTGGTATGATTTAACATTAGACCATAGGTCACCAGATATTTTAGATATTGACAATTCAATTACATCGGGAAGAACTAAAACCTTAAAAACAAAATCAAAAGGATACACATATGGTGAAGACTATTTTGATAATTTTAGAACATTACCAGGATTAGATTATGGTTTTGATATTTCATCAAGAGTTGATAATAAAAAAATCATTTCTGATAATGAAAATAGTGCATTGGTATTAAATAGAAAAAATATCAGCATTTATTTATCACCATCACAAGCGGTTGAGTATGACATTTATAGACAATCAAGAGATTTAGAATTAACTTTTGGTACGAATAGTTTACACCCACAAACAGGATATACTTTTGAAGAATATCTAAACACTGCATTAAGTAATACGATTAAACATTCTAATACTGTAAAATATAGAAACAATTATATTGACTTAGAAGATATTTTTAGAGATTATATTACAAGTACTCACACAGGTTTCACATCATATGATTTTGTTTTAGTAAATCAATTCATTGAAAAGATGAGTCCATATTGGGTACAGGTATTAGACCAGATAATCCCATCAACAACATTATGGACTGGTGGTAACATTATCGAGAATCATAAATTCGGTCGTTCAAAATATAGACATAGAAAACCTTGTCAAATATTTGAAATGATAGATGACGTTTATCCTGAACCTAATGACCCGAGCTATGATTATTTTGAAGAAGAATTAACAGTAGATTTATATAGTGGAGTCACATTAGAAAATTATTTTGGATTAGATTACGAAAAAGATGGTTGGGTTAAATTCTATCCTGTTTTTGAATTGGATGGAGTGAGATATGCTGGAAGTGGTAGTCAATCCACAACGTATGCATTACTTAGCGGTAACACATCAAATACTGGTAATGCAAGAGTTTATGATGGAGGTGGTTCATTTAGCCCCGATTATACTAAACTAAAATATTTGTGGAAAAATGCAATAACAGGTGCAACACAATATATTAATACTACATATGCGTACACAGGCACAACGTCATTACCTTTCACGCCAAATAATGTGGGTAAAGATACTGAATATGGACAAAGTATAAATTATTCAGGAATTACCGGCACCACTTTATTACCATTATTATCGTATGAATTTTTTGTCGATGAAAACGGGATTGAGAAAGTTAGATTTAAATCTTACAAATATGGTCCACATAGTTGTACGGTGATGAAGTCTTTCAATTTTTTAATTCAATTAGAATTTGATTTTGGTATACCAACACCTACACCTACACCAACTATTACGGTAACACCAACACACACAATTACACCGACAGTTACTCCAACTATAACAGTAACTAACACAGTTACGCAAACACCAACACCAACTGTCACACAAACACCAACAGTTACACCGTCGGTAACGGTTACGCAGACACCAACACAAAGTCCTAATTATGAATCACCAACACCAACACCAACTGTCACACAAACACCAACAATAACACTTACACAAACACCGACAGTAACACCTACAGTAACTGTAACACCGGCAACTGCATTCTGTTATCAATATACAGTTGCAACTAATTCATACGCATCTCTAGATTGTCCTGGTTATTATGATACTGAAGAAGTTTATACATTTATATTAAAAGATACAAATGGTAATCAAATAAATTCACCAACAACTTTTGATATTGTGTTTACAGGTACTACCACATCTTATGGTGGTGGTGGAATTTTTACAGGAACTTTCACAATAAATTCAGGGTCTACGGGACACACGGTAAGTGTCTATACAGACTCACAAGTTGACGGTTCCCCTGGATGTCCTTGTCCTTGTAGTTCGGCACTATACATTGATACTGCAGCAATTAAGGCAATAAATATCGTTGGTGGTTATACAATAACAGAATGTGGAGTATCCCCATCACCAACACCAACAATAACACCAACAAATGGAACGGGTTTAAATCCGATAGCGGTTGGGGTTAGTTTTGTGAGCGGTCAAGATGCTTGCGATGTTTATTTAACTAGTGGAGCGTTTGTATATCATCCAATAATGACTACATTGGTAAATGGATATTATTACACTAATAGTATAGGACAAACAATAGTTGGAAATAGTAGTGATTATTATTCTGATGGTACTGTATATGGAACAATAAATTCATTTGGAATGTTCACATCTTCAGGAGTTTGTAGTGGAGGATTTTAATTAAAATTAAAAAAATATATTTATAACATATGAGTTTCTTAGATAAAAACAATTCAGAATATCTCTCAGCGAGATTAACCCAAAAGGGTAGAAATGCAATTGCAAAAGGTAATTTTGTTATCACTAATTTTGCCATTGGCGATTCTGAATTTGTATACACAGACCCATTTTCAGGAATCACTAGTAGTGTAACAACCGGCTCAACACATCAATCGGTATTTGCACCATTAGATAAAGATACACAAGTAAAATATCCATTTAAAATGGATTCAGTTGAATTGAGCGGGACTACAATATATGGTGTTCCGGTACAAGCCGCAGAAACGGAAATTGTTCGTAATGAAATGGGAGCTGCAGGATTTGTGGGACAATGGGAAAGTACAGGTGCAAATGTTACAGGATTAACAAATGATGTAACATTTTCACAAATATCAGGAACTACTCAAATAGTTGTAACTAAAACATCAGGAACAACATATGGTGATTGTGATACAGTCACATTAGTTTTTGATAATATTTCAGGTACAACACAAACAATTACAGGAAACACAAGTAGTTTTGTTTATAAATTAATTTCAGTAAGTGGATTAACATCTACAACTGATTTATTGACATTAGATAGAGAATTACCAAATTTAACTGGATTAACAGGTACACCATATCTAATTTGTAATAACTGTGATGTAGAATTTCCATTTTCTGCGGATATTAATAACACAGGATTAACTGTTAATGGTGAAACAGTACCATATATTCCAGAATTACCCGCTTCTGAAGCACAACACAATCCTTGGAAATTAAATATTGTTTGGGAACAAAAACCGGTTGGTTTTGACGTTTCGGTTGCTGACGAAAGTTTATCGAGTTTTGCAAGTAATAAATTTATTTCAGCAAAAGAATTATTAGGATATTCTTCAACAGGTCAGACATTTACTGATTATAGTGGTGCAACAATATCAAAGGCAACTTCATATTTGAATTCATTTGATGAAGAAATTGAAGTATCACCTGAAGAGCAAAAATGTGTTGCAATTATCCATTACTCTGAAGTTGGGGATATTGTTAATGACCCTGATAGATTTTTTAAATATGATGATTATATAAGTGATAATACATCCACAACAGATACAATTACTTATGATAGAAACGATAATGAAATAAGTGATAATGAATTTTTTGAAGTTTATATTCCTTTCTTACAATACCATAGAAACACCGGTTCAACAATAGGTGCGATGTTTTATATGGTTGGTGGTGAAAATGGATACAAATACGTGGTTTCATCTAAAAACGATAGAATGAAAATTAAGTATAGAGATTTAATTGATGAACAAGGATATAAAGTTGGTAAAGTATTTGTTGACAAAAAAGTAATCGTTTTTGATGACCAAGAAATTGTTGCAGCTTTAGATGTAAAGTCAAATAGAAGACATACATTACCAGCACCTAAATTAGGTTTAACACCTTCTAATGATGGTAATTATGCATTATCAGGAACGACAAACACAATGTGGGTAACATATGCGTTTGGTTATAGTAACGATAAAAAATTAAGTGGATTACCTTGTAATTATTTTAGTAAAATTCAAGGAAGTTCGGTTGCGTCAAATGTTACATTTAAATTTGATAATGAGTTTTCAAATATGAAACCACTTTTTGTGGGAGTAAAGACAGGATATATCGCAAACCAATTTCATATTTTAGCACAAGTAACAACAACAGGTGATTTACCATCACCAAATGATTGGGTTAAAATGGACTATACTCCAATATTAAATGCATATGGTTTAATAGATTCTCATACATTAACAGGAACAACGTTTACAATTGATTTTGATGCGTTCGATACCTATAGTTCACCATTTGATTTAACAGACCATATGGACGATGATTTCACATCATCAGGAACCGCTCAATTTGGTGAAGAACAACCATTTCCTGGTAGTATTAGATTAGTTAGGGCGACCGATATTGAAGTTATGAAGTTTTTAGTTAATTTACCAAGTGGTAAATTTACAGCATCACAAAACCCAACTTATTCATCTGGTAATGGTAAAATAACTGAAGTTGCTTTATTGAATTCAAATAAAGAAGCATTAGTGATTGCAAAAACTGCAAAACCTATAACAAGAACAGGTACACAAGTATTTGCGGTTAAATTAGATTTCTAAGCTTTACATTTCTAAAAATATTCCATATATATTGTTATATGGATATAAAATTTAAGAATAAGCCAAAAATCTTAGGTCTTGACATTTCGACTAAGACTATTGGGTGGGCTCTGTTTGATATATCAGGGTCTAAGCTACTGGAGTTAACTCACTTCTCCCCAAAAATTAAACCTCAACCAGAAGATAAGATTGAAGAACTTATTAAAAAGGCGGAAGCATTTAAAAAACATTTAGATGGTTATAAAGATATGGGGATAACTCGAATCATTATTGAAGAACCATTATTACAATCAAATAACGTGTATACGATAGGTACACTTTTACGTTACAACACTTTAATTTTAAAGGCTTGTTATGATGTATTAGGAATTTTACCAACATTCATTTCAACATATAATTCAAGAAAGTACGCATTTCCTGATTTAGTTGGTGCAAACGATAAAGGTAGAAATGTTCTGTTTGGTGGATATCCTAAAGATATTGATAAGAAACACGTTATTTGGGAACACGTAAATGCGGTATGTCCTGAAGTTAATTGGTTATATGGAAAGACAGGTAATCTTAAAAAAGAGAACTACGATATGGCGGATGCTGCGACTTGTGTAATTGGATATGTTAATATGATTAAACAAACAGAAAAATCCGGCAACTAATATTTTACTTTAGAATAATTTAGGGTTATATTTATAAAAAGGACGGGATGTGTAGAAATACACATTTGGTTGGTTTCCCTCGGAGGTGGTGTTCCGGGGGATTTTTTTTTATCATTATTTTTTGTTATACTTTCTACTATATGACTGAACCAGAAATAGATTACACTGCGGTAGTAGAGATACTTGAAGACGTTTTGGGTGATTACAAAATGCACAACGATTACAAAGGACAAATATCTTTTGACTGTCCGGTTTGCTCATACGATATTAAAGGATTAGACCACGGAGACGGTAAAGGTAATTTAGAAGTCAATTACAAATACAATGTTTTTAAATGTTGGTCTTGTGCAGAAACACACGATACTCACGGTTCAATATATAAGCTAATTAAAAAATATGGAACACCTAAACAATTGAAAAACTATCAATTGTTAAGACCTGATGACAATGACGAATTCCCTAAAAAGAATTACCAAAGAGTAAAATTACCAAAAGAATATATTCCATTCAGCAATGTAAGTGCAGGTTTAAAATTGACACCTCAATATAAACAAGCATACAACTACATAAAGAGCAGAAACATTACTGATGAGATGCTATTAAGGTATAAGATTGGTTTTTGTTATCAAGGAATTTATGAAAATAGAATTATTATTCCATCTTATGATGATAATAAAAATTTAAATTATTTCATAGGTCGTTCTTATTTATCAAAAACAAAATTGAAATATAAAAATCCTGAAGCACAAAAAGAAATAATCATTTTCAATGAATATCTGATAAATTGGGATGAACCAATTTATATTGTGGAAGGTGCTTTCGATAGTATTTTTATTAATAACTCAATACCAATGTTGGGTAAATTTATGAGTGACCATTTATTCAACAAACTATATGAAAGAGCAAAAAAAATAATTATCGTATTAGACCCTGACGCTTGGGGAGATGCTGAAAGACTTTATCATAAGATTAATTGCGGAAAATTAATGGGTAAAGTTTGGATTGTAAAATTAGAGGGTGATAAAGACATTGCTGATTTACAAGGTAAGTTAGACGATTATAAAATAAAACAATTAGATTAATGAATTTAAAAGACATCTCATTAGAGATAAACGATTTACTTGAAAAAAGAAGACAGGAGTTAAATTTAACATTTGTCGAAGAGGAGCACATTTATTATATGAAAGACATTGATGGTGAAATCAAAAGAAATTTTCCATCAGTTTCTAAAATTATAAAGAAGTTTCATAAACCATTTGATGCTGAAGGTATGGCACTTAAAATGTCAAATGGTGACCCTGAAGGTGCAAGACAATTACAAGAACAATGGAAACAAGCTGGTGATTTATCCACCAATATGGGTAGTCGCGTTCACTTTGAATTGGAGAGTGATTTAATTGGTAGATTCGATAACTACAAAGAAGTTAGACAACCAATATTCACAATCAACGAAGAACAACAACGTAAAAGTGATAATATGATTATTGCAGGTAAAAACTTCCTTGATTTAATGTTAGAGAGAGGTGCAGTATTATTAGATACTGAAATTGTTTTAGGTGACCCTGAAGAACAATACACAGGACAACCCGATAAAGTTTGGTTAATGATGAATAAAGAAAAAGACGGATTTGGATTAGTTATCACCGATTGGAAAACAAACCAACCAAAAAATTTCGAAGTACATCATTATACTGGCAGACTTTACTCTCCATTTAACCAATATCACGATAATGCATTAGGTCATTATTATCTACAACTTCCATTGTATGGAAGATTATTGTTGAAAATGTTAAAAGGCACTAAATTTGAAAATACTAAATTATTGGGTAACGTTGTTGTGTTATTAAAAGATGATGCAACGTTTACCGAGTATAAAGTTCCCCCGCAAATTAACAACACAATTTTATCAATGGATTTATCAAAATATATTAAAAGATGGTAAAAAAAATCATACATATTGCAGACATACATATTCGTACAATACAAATGCACGATTTGTATAAAACACAATTTGAAAAGTTAATCGAAGAAATTCGTGAACACGCAACACAATGGACTGAAGAAGGTATTAAATGGGAAGAAATTCGTATTGTTATTGCAGGAGATATCGCACATCAAAAGATTAATATTTCAAATGAACAATTATTGTTAACAGCTTGGTTTTTAAATCAATTGTCTAGTTACGGTAGAGTTATTATTATTCCGGGTAATCACGATTTCTTAGAAAATAATACCCAACGATTGGATAGTATAACACCGGTAGTTGAATTATTGAATAATAAGAACATAACTTATTTAAAAGATAGTGGTGATTATGTTGACACTGACGGAAACATTCAATGGATTGTTTATTCTTTATATCAGCACAACGTTAGACCCGAATTTACTAAACAAAAAGGTTTATTAACTGTCGGTCTATTCCACGGACCAATCCAAGGTTTGTCAACAGATTTAGGATTTGAATTTGAGGATGCGTATGATAGACTAAATTTTGTTGATTTGGATTTATTATTATGTGGAGACATTCATAAAAGACAACAATTTACTTTACCCAATGGTGGTAAAGCCGTTATGATTGGTAGTTTAATACAACAAAATTTTGGTGAGACGGTAAAACATCACGGTTATGGTATATATGATGTTGAGAATGATGAATATACATTTCACGATTTAAAAAATGAACAACCATTTCTTCATTTTTCAATAAACGATATTAAAGACATTGAAGATGGAAAAGAAACGCACCTTAACCTTGGATAAAGAATTCGTTCTTTATTGTGAATTAAATAATTTAACTGACATAGATAAAGTTGCAAAAGAAACCTTTAATAGAGGTTTTGCACTTTTAAAATACGGTGAAACACCTGTTGGAGGAACAACCGTAAAAGAAAAAATTATTGAAATCATAAAAGAAGTGCCTGTTGAGGTTATTGTTGAAAAAGAAGTTAAAGTACCCTATGAAGTAATCAAAGAGGTTATAAAAGAAGTTAAAATCCCTGCAAAAGAAAAAAGTAAAACAGTAATCAAAGAGGTGCCAGTTGAGATAATAAAAGAAGTTATTAATACTGAAGAAATTGATAACCTTAAAAAAGAAAATGAAAAATTAAAGAAGGAGCTCGAAGAGATTACTAAATCACTCAATAATTTCAATAAAGCTAGATATATGAAAAATAGTGACTTAGGTAGTTTATATGGTGAGTAATTTCTCTTTCTCATATTTTTTATTTATATTTTTATTATAAAAAATATAATATATGACATTACTTTTTTGGACATTAACCGCATATGGTATGACCTCAATCTTAGTATGGGGGTCAATTTTTGACAGTACAAGAAATTGGATAAAAAAATACTCAAAGTTTTTTGGTGACTTGATTTCCTGCACACTTTGTACATCAACTTGGGTTGGATTTTTTATGAGTATAATCTTAGGAAGTCTAACAAAACAATATTTTAACACTTATTGGTTTTTAAATATTTTTTGGGATGGTATGTACACTGCAGGTTCTGTGTGGGCCTTAAATTCAATAATTGAGTTTTTTGAGGAAAGTAGAATTAAATAATGCAAATTTTTGAGATTGGTGGCAATCGATATAGTTTTAACACCAAAAAAGAATTTTACTATAAAATAACTAAAGACTTTTATCTAAAAGACAGTAAGTTATTTAAAATTGTCCTTAGTAAAGATTCTAATGACAATAAAAACTCTACCTTTATAGAAATTATAAAGGATCATAAATTTTATTTCGACATCACTTCAGAAAAGAAGGAAGAATGGAATGGAATCGTAAATGAGTTGGTTGAGAAGTATGGAGGTGGTGCCGTTGAAAATTTTGATTCAGTTAATTCGGAAGAAGAGAAAGAACAAACCGATGAAGAATTAATTGAATTAATTAAAAAAGATATGATGAAGAATGTTAAACCAAACAGTAAACTTCATAGAATGTTGCAATGGTCACCAATAGACGATAATGGAGTATCTGAATGGTTTTATTTTAATGATGTCTATAAAAGAGACGATTATGTTGCTGAGGTGGATAATAAAATTATACCCCACAATGGTAATAGTTGGTATAGAACAATATTAAAATATTTGAAATATGAAACAGTAACCGAAGGTGCGAGAATTTCAGGATATCGTTTTGTTGGATACAATGTAGAAAATAGAAGAAAGAAAGTCGATAGAAGAATAAATCCTATAATAAGAAAGATATTACAAAATTCAGGATGTTCTCATTGCGGAATTCCAAATAGAGAACACGAACCACACGAAATAGACCACAAAAACGGAAGATATAACGATGAGTTTATCTTCGATTATAAAAAACAAAAGATAGAAGACTTTCAAGTCCTTTGTCAAAAAGATAACAAATACAAAAGAAGTTGTTGTCTTAAATGTGTTGAAACTGAAAAAAGATTCGACGCACAATTTTTGGGTTATCCAATGTCAGTAACACAAGGAACATTACAATATGAGAATGATTTAGGTTGTGTTGGTTGTTATTGGTTTGACCCAATTAGTTTTAAATCAAAATTAATGTTAAGCAAATGAGCTACAACAATCCATTTATTAAAGTGACTTGGGAAGATGTTCCCGAAAATTTTACGCCTGAAAAAATTCGTAGAGTAAAGTCATACTTCCAAGAAAAATATAAAAGTAAGAGCGTCCAAGTAATAACCAAAACATTATCTAATGTTAAGGAGACTAGATTGCAATCTTTGGAAGCAACCGATAATATATTAGACCACCAATATCAAAAAACTTTAATGAAAGATTTCATTAAAGAAAACAACATTAATATAAAATGGGATTTAGTTGATAGATTGGATAATAAAGTAAATACACAAATAGATAAGTTAAATGAAAATAAAGTTAGATACAATAAGTGGTTCATTAAAAAAGTTGAATTCTCCAACTTTTTATCATTTGGCGATAATAATATTATTGATTTTACAGATTTGGACGGCATTACTGTAGTTGAATCAACACCTAAAAATTTTGGTGGTAAATCGACATCTACGGTAGACTTACTTATGTTCTTATTCTTTAATTCAACAACAAAGACAAAAACAAACGGAGAAGTTTTCAATAGATTTACTGACAAAGATGAAGTAAGTGTGACGGGTCATATTACAATTGACGGAGATGATTACGTCATTGAAAGAAAAACCAATAGAAAGAAAAGTAAGTCTGGGGAATATAATGTTACTAATAAGTTGGAATTCTATAAAAAGAATGACGATGGTACAATTGTGAATTTAAGTGGTGAACAAAGAAGAGAAACGGAAAGTTTTATTGCATCCGCAATAGGTTCGGAAGAAGATTTTTTATCAACCATCTTAACAACTGGTTATAATTTAGAAGAATTAATTGAATCTAAACCAACTGCAAGAGGTCAGATTCTTACTAAATTTTTAGGTTTAGAAAGTCTTAAAGCAAAAGAAGAGATTGCTAAAGAAATTTATAATGATTGGAGTAAGAAATTAATTTCCAACACTTATAACATAGTACAACTTGAAGCGGATAATGAAAGATTTAATCAGTCAATTATTGATTCAGAAGATGAAATAAAACGTAATGAGGGATTATTGGTAGACTATGATAAAACATTAAAAACTCTTGAGGATAAAAGAGATACGTTACTCTCTTCAAAAAATAATGATGTTGATAGAGAATTGATTAATACCAATCCAACATTACTTAAAGGAGAAATTGATGAATTAAATCGACAAAAAGATTTAAGCCAAACCAATGCAAATAATGTTGCGGTGGTGGAACCATCGAAATATTATGATGAGGATTTACACAGACAATTGAAAGAAAAAATGAATCAATTGGATGTTGAAAATCGTTTGGGTGAAAGAGAAAAATCTGAAAGAGAAAAACATATCAGATTATTGGAAGAAGGTAAAATCTGCCCAAAATGTAATAGACCATTGGATGAGGTGGACCACACAGATGAAATTGAGGAAGCCAAAAAAGAAATTGAGGAAATTCTAAAAGATAGAGAAACAAACGATAAAGAATTGGATAATTTAAAAAAAGAATCCGATGCGTTTGAAACTTTAAAAACCGAATTTGACACATACGAAAGAAATAAACTTCGTAAAGCTCGTTATGAATTGGAGGTTGAACAAAAACAACTTGAAATTGATGCGAAACAATTAAGATTAGACAGATACAATGACAATAAGAAAAGATTAGAAGATAATCAAAGAATTGACCAAGAATTAATTGGTGTGAGAACGCAAATTGAAACGGTTAATGCAGATATTAGAGTATCTAACACAACAATTGAAAGACAAAATAATAACATCACTAATTTAAAAGAAAAAATTGCAGTTAACAACGATTTAATTGTTAAGATTAAAGGTGAAGAAGAATTATTAGGTGTGTTTAAAATTTACTTAACCATTTATGGTAAGAATGGTATTTCTAAAGTAATTCTTAAAAATATGATTCCATTGTTAAATCAAGAGTTATATCGATTATTGGTTGATAGTTGCCATTTTATATTAGAATTAAGTATTAATGATAAAAATGAAGTTGAGTTTATTATGATTGACACCGAAACAAGAGTGGTTAAACCACTTAATGCGGGTTCGGGATATGAAAGAACAATATCATCATTAGCATTACGAAGTGTATTAACCAAAATCTCCTCATTGCCAAAACCAAATATCGTTGTTATGGATGAGGTATTTGGTAAGATTGCGGATGAGAATCTTGAAATGGTTGGTGAGTTCTTTAAAAAGATTAAAAATTATTTTGAACATATTATAGTAATTTCTCATAACACATTGATACGAAATTGGTCCGATAATTTGATTATGGTCAAAAAAGAGGAGAATGTCTCATCAATAGATTTTATAACAACAAAAATTTCTTAATTAGGAATTTTATCTTTATATTTGTCTTAACTAAAATAAACTTATATGACACCCAAAGATTACAAAGAATTTGGTCTTTATAGTAAAGACTTCGGTATTAGCTCATTAAACTTACACAACTACAATCGACGTATTGAGAATAGTTTAACTCCCTATATTTTGGAAGAAAGAAGTTTAAACGTTACTGTTATGGATGTGTTTTCACGTTTAATGATGGAACGTATTATATGGGTTGCCGGTGAGGTAAATGACCATATGTCCACTATTGTTCAAGCACAGTTAATGTTCTTAGATAGTTTAGACCATAACGATATTACGATGCACATCGATAGTCCTGGAGGGTCAGTTAAATCGGGTTTATCTATGGTCGATGTTATGGAATACATCAATTCAGATATTCGTACAATTAATACTGGTATGGCAGCATCAATGGGTTCAGTTCTATTAGGTGCGGGTACTAAGGGTAAACGTGGATCTTTACGTTTTTCTCGTACAATGTTACATCAATCTTCAGGTGGTGCGGGTGGTAATATTCAAGACGCAAGAATTACAATGGCAGAATGGGAAAAAATTAACGATACTCTATTTGAATTATTAGGTGGGTATTGTGGAAAACCCGCAGAACAAGTTAAAAATGATGCGTCGAGAGATTTATGGTTAGGTGCAGATGAAGCATTATCTTATGGAATAATCGATGAGATTGTTAAAAAGAAATAATGAATACAGCATTTGAACGTGTTTCCGAAGGGAAAGACGAATGGTTAACTCCCCCACAGATTATAACAAACTTGGGGGAGTTTGATTTAGACCCTTGTAGTCCTATAAATCGACCTTGGCCAACGGCTAAGAATCATTATACGATTGAGGATGATGGGTTATCTAAAGAATGGAATGGAAGAGTGTGGTGTAATCCACCATATGGAACTCAAACCACTTTATGGTTAAAAAAGTGTTCGGAATATGGAAATGCAGTGGCATTGGTATTTGCAAGAACCGAAACCAAGATGTTTTTTGATTATATATGGGATAAAGCAGATGCCCTATATTTTATTAAAGGAAGATTGAAATTTCACCACGTTGATGGTAAACAAGCCGATGCTGCGGGTGCCCCGTCAGTTCTCGTTGCTTATGGTAAAAATAATGTAGAATCCTTAATTACCTATCAGAATCTAATCCCCGGTAAATTAGTTGTTTTAAGATAAACGCCTGTTTTGTCATATTTATAATAAAAAGTAAATATGAAAATAAACAAGACCGATATTTTACTTATTATCGTAGTAATCCTTGCTGGTTATAGTATTTTCCAAACAAATTCAATTAAAACTGATGTTGCGGAATATAACCGTAAAATAGACGCTATTCAAAATGAAATAGATTCTGTTGAGGCGATTAATAAGGAGATTACAACACAGATTGTAACAATTGATAAAGAAATCGACAAGGTCGATGGTACTATCAACCAAGTAACTAAAAACATAACAATTATTAAAAAACAAACCGATGAAAAGATTGATTCTGTTAACAATTATAACTTTAGCGACCTTGAAAAGTTTTTCACAGACCGTTACAAAAACTAACGTAGACACTGTGGTAGCATTAAAGGTGCCTGTTGCAAAATTGGTAATTAAAGATTTAATTAAGGGAGATGGTTTAGTTAATGAAGTAACTGAGTTAAACAAAGTTATCACATTAAAGGATGAACAAATTTCTTTATTTAAACAAAAAGATACATTAAAAGACCAAAAAATATCCAACTTAGAATTAATAATCAGCAAGAAAGACCAACAATTTGATTTAGAAAGACAAAAATCTGAGAGTTTATTTAAAGAGTTAAAAGGTCAAAGAAGAAAAACTTTCCTATATAAGGTTGGTTCATTTATAGGTGTAATAACAACTACATTATTTCTTTTAAAATAAATGAAGAAAATTTTTAGTGTCAGAAATGTCATCATATTAATATTATTGTTAATTGCAATATTAGAATTTATTAACCCTAAAGGCATAATGCCAAATAGGGTTAAAATAGTTAAGGGTGACTCTATACCATACGCGGTTCACGACACTATACCACAAGAAGTAGAGGTAGAAGTTGAGGTTGAGGTACCGGTAAAAGTGGAAGTGGAAAAGAGAGTAGAAGTCCCTGTAATTCAACAAGTTGACACTAATGAAATATTAAAAGTTTACTTTGCGAAAATTGAAAACAAAGACGTTTTAAAACTACCAAACAACCAAGGTACTGTAACGATAACTGATACAATATCAAAGAATAGTATTGTTAATAGAAAATTTATTGCGGATATAAAGAAAATGATTGTTACAGACACAGTTTATACTAAGGAACCTAAAAAAACCGAATATTTTTTAGGGTTTGATAGTAAATTCACAAAACCCAATGTGGTTGAGGTTATGGGTTTAGGGTTTATAATTAAAGATAAACGAGATAGATTATATAAATTAGATGCTGGAGTAACTAATCAAGTTTCGGACCCTGATAATAATGGTGTTAGTGGTAAATTGGTACCATATTTGGGTGGAGGAGTTTATTGGAGAATTAAATCAAGAAATTAGTTTTGTCTTTTATGAAGACTTATATAATGTTTATTTTTGGTATGTTTGAGGACCACGAAGATGTAGAATTTTTCTGCACAGAAGTCCTTGGTGAAAATTCAGTAATTAGTTCTGTTAGATATGTTATTGAAAACTCACAAAACATTATTGTAATATTTGACTCCGACAGCGACTATAAAACAATATCTCAAGAAATGTATACGGTATTGTTTACCGATAATATTAAATTTTATTTTATATTTGATAGGGAAAGTTTGGTTACCGCCCACTTACCCCAACAAGTCAAAGATTTCATATTTAAACCTGCAAGTGATAATATGATAATCAGACTTGAATACGACAACAAGCCGGCAATGGATTTGGATGAACTTTTGGACAAAATTGAAAAGATGGGGGTAGACAGTTTAACCCCCGAGGAAAAAAATTTCCTTGATAATTTTGAAAATTAGAAAATTTTAGTTACCTTAGTACTACTAAACTTTGTTAACTCCAAACTCATTTCTAATGAAAAAGTCTGTCATCATCAACACGGAAGAAATTCAACAGTACATTAAAGACATCCGTAAAATTCCTGTTATTTCTCACGAAAAACAAGAAGAGATTTTCAAAAAATTAAATTCAAAAGAAACAACTAAAGAGGAGAAAAAAATTCTCTATAATGAGTTAGTTGTTGGTAATTTACGATTCGTAATTTCTGTTGCTAAAATGTTTCAAAATCAAGGAATGGATATTATGGATTTAATATCTGAAGGAAACATTGGATTAATTAAAGCCGCAGAAAGATTTGACCCAACAAGTGGTTTAAAATTTATTTCGTATGCGGTGTGGTGGATTAGACAGTCCATTATGGCATCATTAAATGAAAATGCAAGAACAATCAGGATTCCATCAAACTTAGTTCAAGAGGCGCAAAAGAAAAAGAAAGAAGAATCATTGAACGAAGAAGATAAGTATTTTATCAGTAATGGTGAAACTGAAAATGACACATCTAACTTACCATATTGTATTGGTTTGTATAATGAAATAAACGAAGAAGGCGACCAATTAATAGATTTAATTCCAAACAAAAATGCGGAAAGTCCTGAAGACATATTAAACAGTCCTGAAGAAATTAAAAAGAAGGTTGCACTAATGTTAGGTGTATTAGATGATAGAGAAAAAACTATAATTGAAAGATATTATGGTTTGACAGGTGTTGAATCTAATCTCGAAGACCTTGGGGAAGAGTTTGGATGTACTAAAGAACGTATCAGACAATTAAGAGATAAAGCAATAAAAAAATTAAGAAATGAGAGTTTCGGACTCTTAAACTATTTATAAAAGTAATATTAATCATATGAAAAAATTCGTAGAAAACAATTTTACAATAATCGTATTAGTCATTGCATTATTAACATTTTTTAAAGGATGTAGTGATAGTAGAGAAATCGTTAAGGTCAGAAAAGAAATGTCCGACTTAGAAATTAGATTATCCACAAAAATGAAAATAGAGGGCTTACGTTCTGAAAAAAGAATGATACAAGCGACAGACCGAAAAATGTTAGATGTCCAAAGACAAACTCAAATCGATGATGAGATTAAAAAGTTAGAGGAAACAATCAAATAATGAAACATTGGATTAATAACAATTACAAAACATTAATTATTGCTGCGTTTTTGATACCAATCTTAACGGTTGCCATTGTATCAATATCTCACGTAACGCAATGGTATGGTATTTCCAATCCCGTAAGTTGGGCGATATATTTATCAATCGGTATTGAAATTGCTGCATTATCGGCATTGGCGGCAATATCTGCAAATATGGGTAAGAAAGTTTATTTCCCATTTGCTATTGTTACATTAGTTCAGTTTATTGGTAACATCTTTTTTGCATATTCTTATATCGACATTAATTCTAAATCATTTAAGGATTGGGTTGATTTAGTTTCACCATTTGTAGAATTTTTAGGAGTTGACCCAACCGATTTTGTTGGCCACAAAAGATTCTTAGCATTTTTTGCTGGTGGTATGTTACCGGTAATTTCACTATCTTTTTTACATATGTTAGTTAAATTCACCGAAGAAGATAGAAAGAAAGAAGAAATGACTACCAATGACGATTCAAATGACCCAAATAAACTTAAAGAATTTGTGGATGAAAATGTAAGATTAAGATTAAGTGAAGATGATTTAAAAATATTGGAAGAGGCTTTGTTAAAACCACCCTTTCCAAATGAAAAATTAAAAGCTGCCGCTCAAAGATATAGTGATGAGGTAAGAGCAAAACACACACCAATTAAGGGATTTAAAAACGACGAGGAAAAAAATAGAACAGAAGAAATACTTTCTGAAATGATGAAAAATGACCAAGAGTTAGGATTATACGATGAACCATTCGATAATCCAATGATTAAGAAAGATGTTGTATCTGATTTATCTGATGAAGAATTAATTAGTGATGATGAAAATTTTTCCACTATAGAACCAACTGAAGAGGAAGAAAGTGAAAATTTTTCCGCTATAACTCAAAATTCTGAGAATATTTTCCAAGAAGAGGTTGTTGTTCCTGTAGATGAGGCGGTTGATAATCTATCAGAAATTGAAATATCTGAAAACTTGATTGAGCCTGAATTTATTATTCCTGTGCAAGAACCTACAGTTGAAGAAGAGGCTTGGACTGAAAAAATGGAAGAACAATTTTGGTCAGAACAAGTACCTGAACCATTTGCAACACCCGAAGAGGTTGAGAAATTTAATATAGACGTTGCACCGATAGATAATAAAACAATCAACGAAACCTTAGATTCGGTGAATCAAGTTATCGATGATGAAAAAAAAAAGTAACTGAAGATTCTGAATTAGAAAAAAACAACGATAATTTTAATTTTTCTAATGTAGGAACTCACATACCATATTACTACCAATATGGTCCCGGTATACAAATAAATTCAGCAACACCACAATCCGAAGATTTATATTGGGAAAAGGAAAATAAACCGAAAGGAAGACCATCAGACGGTCCAAAAATTGTAATTAAAGATGTTAGTGGTACACGATATAGAAACAATAGATAAAGATAAATTAAACATACATAAAAGAAAATCGAAGAAAACTCAAATATTTTTATACGACACTCAGAGAAGAGTCGACGATTTTATAAATAAAATAAAGTATAGAAAAAATGGGAAGTACGATGACGTACCCCATTTTGTTGTTTCTAAGCTAGGTATGGTGTATCAGTTATTTGATACTGATTATAGTTCTAACACCTTTGATATCCCTAAAATAGATAGGAAAATGATTAAAATTGCTATCGAAAATTTGGGGTGGTTAAACAAAAACACAATAACGGGGATTTTAAATAATTGGATTGGGGATCCTTATAGGTCTGAACCCCACATACGCAATTGGAGAAATTATTATTTTTGGGACAAATACAATGAAACCCAAATGCAGTCGTTATCAGACCTTTGTAGTTACCTCTGCGAAAAACACGAAATTAATAAACAGGTAGTCCCATCCCAAGGTTTTTTGGAAAACGTATCTAATTTCAAGGGAATTGTATGTAAATCGAACTTTTCAAATATTTATACAGATATAAACCCATCATTCGATTTTAGAATATTATTTAACAATGCAAAAGAAAACGATATTAGAGTATGACGATACCAAAAGAATGTTGAATACATTAAGAAAACTTAATGAATCAAGAACAACTTTTGGTAATCTTAAAGAACAAATGGAGGTACCACAACAAGAAGTACCACAAAAAGACGATATAACTGTCATAAATGACGTTGACGTAAAATTACTATCTACCGATGAGGCGGATATGGAATTAACCGAAGAGCAAAAAGAAGCCATCTCAACTCTAATAGATTCATTCAAACAACAAGTAAGTCAAAGTGTTGATTTTGAACCAGGATTTACGATTGAACAAGACAAAGTTAGATTAGACGGTAAATTGACAGATGAAGAAGTTAGTTTTGTTTTTATTGCAGGAGGAGAAGAACACGGAGTTTATATCAATGCGGAAATGTTAAAATTAGAAGTTACTGTAGGTACCGCACTAGAAAAATTAGTAAAATTTGATGAGACATTTAAAACGTCTATGGATAATATAATATCACAAAGAAAACATAATTAACAATGCCATTATCAAGTCAAGACAAGAAGGAAATTGAAAAAATAGCAAAGGAAGAAATTCGTCTTTTTATGAACTCAACCAATGCTCATAGAATTGTTGTTAAAATGATTCAAGATGAGTTGGGCACAAAAAAGATTGACGATAAAATTGTCGACTTGTCTACTAAAGTAGTGGTTGAATTATTTAAAACATTGTGGCAGCGAAAATCGTTTTGGGAGGGAGCGTTGAAAAATGTCAAGTAATGTAAGACCTGATATTAAAGGTGAAATGGATGAATTCCAAAGATTGTCACAAGATTTAATGCGTGATGAAAATATCGACGTTTCTGTAGATGAAATTATAAATGCATTTGAAAATTCAAATGAAGAAACATTAACAAATGACATTTGGGAGAAATTGGAAAATACCGAATCTAATCAAATTGAAAAAAATGATTGGGAATCGGTAATGGAAGTTGCAAAGAATTATAAGAAAACCAACCCAAAGAAATTAAAGAAAGTAATAGAAAGTGGTGAATATAACAGACCACTAATACTAAAATTGGGAGATAGATACATACTTGTTGCGGGAAATACGAGATTATGTACCGCTGCGGCGATGGGTGTTAATCCAAATGTGTTTATTGGTAATATTACTGATAATGTCGACGAAGCATTGAGCCCCGCACAACAAGCGGCAATTGCAATCAATATGAAAAAGAAAGGAATTCAACCAAAAAATCAATCAGAAGAAGTTGATGGTAATCAGAAAATAGATAATAAATTGGATGATAATCAACAAGATATGGTTTATGGTATTATAGATATCATTAAAAAGGTAGAAGACAAAGAAAATAGAATGAAAATAGCCAAAAATATGGTTACCAAATTCAAAAATGAGAAGATTGATTTTGATTATAATGAGTTTTTTAAAATGTGTGGTTTAGATACAACAAAAAAGAAAGAAACGAATGAAATGGATGCATCATCTTCTGGTGAATATAGTGGTCAGGCTTTCGGTAAGATTTTAACCAAAGGTGAAATTTATAAACTACATAATGCGAATTTAAATGAAATTGTAGACGCGTCCGCAACCGGTGAATATGATGTACCATTATTTGGTAAAAACCCAAGAGGAGGTCGTAATAACCCCCTTAAAATCGACGGTCCAGACAGTATCTATAAAAATAGAGCAGTTAAGGATAAGAAATTCCCAAAATTTGGGGGACCTGAAGGAATATATGTAAAAATTAAAGATAAGTGTAAAAAGTTCCCATATTGTAATCAGGGTAACACCGGAGCGTTAGAATTTATAAAAGAAGACGTTGAATTACAAGAAGTAATAACAGAAATCTCAAAAAAATACGGACTGCAACATTCAGAAGTTGAAAATATTGTATTAAATGAGATAAGTAAGATATTTATTTAAGTATGAAATCGAATGAGATAAGTCAAATAATTGAAGGCATTGTTTCTAAGGAAGTTAAAAGAACAATTCTTAAAGAATCCAAAGAAGCAAAGAAAGAAGTTTTTCACATAATGTGTGATGGGGAACCCGTTGCAAATTATGAAACCCAAGACGAGGCTGAAAGTCATTTGGACATTTATAAAAAAGATAACCCAGGTAAACAATTTATCATTGAAAAAGGTGTTTATGAATCTTATGGTGATATGTTAGATAAAATGGATGAAATGGGACAAGAATTAGAAGAAAAAGAAAATCAAAATATGGAAAATACACAACCAATGGAAGGTAACGCATTCTCATATGCATTATCAAAAGCTAAACAAGCGGGTGATGAAAAATTCACAGTTGACGGTAAAGAATATGATGTTGAAGAATGTTGGAAACAAATGGAAGAAGAAGAATCTGAAGTGAGTGAAGATTGGAACGAAGAAGAATGTAAAGAATGTGGTGGTGAAATGAAAGAACAAGATGATGAAGAAGGTGTTGATGTTTACACCATTTGGGAAAAATATAGTGATTCTGCAATGGCCGAACACGACCCATCAACTTTTTCAGATGAACTTGAATATGCTGATAATGTTATTAGTTATGTTGCACAAGAAGCCATATCTAACGGAGATGTTAGTGAAGAACAGGAGGATGAGTTAATTGATGAACTTAAAGATACATACGCATACGATTTATTTGACACTTATCTTTCTGCAGTTGGTGATGATGAAGAAGGAGATGAAGATGACGATGATGAAGAAGGAGATGAAAATGATTCAATATCAGTTGAAGAGGGAACAAAAATGTGTAATGAATGTGGTTCAATGTTAAGTGAAGAAGGTGTTTGCAATGAATGTGGTTCAGGTATGATGCAAGAATCAAAAACAAAAAAATTACGTTTAACCGAAAAGGAATTAGTTAAATTAATTACCAAAATGGTTAACGAATCAATACCAGGTTTAAAAGCATATGAAGCTGCTCATAGTGGAAGTGGTAAAGAAAATAAAGCAAATTTATCTGACGTTGAACAAAAAATAAAAAAATCAATGTCATTTGAAGGAAACGATAATCCTGAATTCCCAAAACAAATTGGTAAGGGTGAAAAAGTTGCTAGAAAAAATACTAAAGAACAAGATGAGGAGGTTGCTAAAAACTTCGCAGGACTTGAGAATTTAGAATATGATGTAGAACCATCAGAACAATTTAAGAAAAGATTAAAAATGGCAATTGAAGGTCATAGTACTATGGGTAATGCACCAACCAAAGAAGTTGTTAAAACAACTAACGGAACAAAAATTGGTGACCAACCTGAGGAAAAAGATGGTAATACAATACCAACACCTGAAACTGCTAAGAAAATAGAAAAACAAGTTAAGGATAGAGAAAAAGATAAGAAGGAGAGAGTTCTCTATAGTAAAGAGAAAGTTCCGGTTAGCGAGTCTAAAATAGGTTTATCATCTTTATTGGTTGAAGAAATTGAAAAGATGAAAAAAATAGAAACTTATAATAAGAAAACTCAATAATTTCTTCTTTTTATTTTCTTTTGTCCTTATATTTTATATAGAAGGATTATGGAAAACAAGGAGAGTTATTTAGAGTTTGTTTCATCCGAAAGTTACAAACATCAAATCGACATCTGGTATAAGGCATACAACATAAGTCGTGAGAAGACGGAGCTCTTCTACGACTTTGTTACGTCTTTATATGAACTTATAGATAACACCTTTTTGGGTGCGGACGTACTTCAATCCGAAGATGACCAACGAAACCATTTTACTTGGTGTTGGAATACAACAATTGAAAATTTTAATAAAGAAAAAATTTATTTTAAAGAAAGAGGTAATCACTACGAATACTTTTGGAATTTCTTTTTGGAGGCGTATTATTTTGAACAATTAGATGGAAATATAATAAAAATACGTGAATATTTTTATAAATTATTTGATTTTAAGTATAGAAAGACAAGGTCTGAGTTAGATATGCTAACTGAAATTTATAAATTATTTGAACAAAACTTGAAAAAGTGAATTTTTTTCCATATATTCGTATTAAAAACCGAAATAAAATATGGAAACCTTAAAGAAAATCAAAGACCTTGTTGAGAAGATGTCGGTCGACACTCAGAAGGTTTACGAAAAAGGTAATCGTAGTGCATCCATAAGAGCGAGAAAATATGCACAGGAAATAAAACTCCTTATTGCAGTATACCGTAAGGACATTCTCGAAGAAATGAAACGACACGATGTTACAGGAGATTAAATTATTTTTATTTGTTTTAAGTTTGGTGTTTGAATTGCGATTCATAGTTGAATTCACATTAAAATTAACACAAGAAAATCCCGAGCCTTTGGTAATAAAAGAAATCGAAAAAGTATTTCTTTACTTATCCACCGCATACATAATAACTTATTTTTTAATCTAATAATGTGTTTGAAAATATAAAATCATTAAGACCTTTTTTCCATTCTCTTAGAGAAGTACAAGATAATCTTAGTTTGGATATTAAATTACCGTTGAATTGGAAATACGAAGATGTAATTAAACCATACCGTTCAATTGCAGTTAAAATTCAAGATAAGAATGAAAAATTTACATTGATTTCTTTAGTTGCAAAAGGCACACAAGATGGATATGATGTTGTTTTCGCTTGTGCAAATGAAATTGTGCAAATGAATAAAGAAGAAGAGGAAAAACAAAGATTGTTCCAAGAGAAGGTTAAAGAATTACAAGAGTTATTTAAAAAAGAATCTTTAGATAAATTAAAAGATATAAATCTATTGAACAAATATGGACAAGAGATTACAGCAAGCGAAGGAGTGGTTGGAGAAGGAAGTGGAGAAGGACAAGAAGGAGATTCAGAACCACAAGAATCAGATGATTAACCAAATAAAGTCATTGAACAAAGAAGAAATGTTCAAACCAAAACCAAAAAAGAAAATATCTATAATAAGTAAACTACTTATGATATTGGGATATGGAAAAAAAAGGTGATTTATTAAATCAATTAGCAATTATATCAGACTTATTAGAGAAAATAAATCTCGAGAGCAAATCACAAACTATTGTGATTGAATTATCCAAAATGGAATTTGAAAGGGCATTTGAAACTATACAAAAAAAATACGGAAGAAAGTCCGAAATGCCAAAAAACACGTTTACTATAACAATTGGATTTGTGGATATCGTATTTAATACGAGTAATGTCTAAACAACTCCTGTCTTTTAAATCCTTTAGATTCTAATAACTCATAAAGGAGTTTCCGTTGATGTGTCGTAACATCTTTTACAAAAATAAAATTACCTCTTTTACGATTTATAAGATCTTCTTTTACAATTTCAAATAATCTTTCAGAATCTGCAAGATTTTTGTTCCCGAACATCCTAACATCATTCTCAATCTGAACAAATAAATTTTTATTTAATGTGAAGATTTGTGCAATATCTTTTACCGATAAGATATACTCCATCATTTCGTGATATCGAATTCTTTTTTTAGTATTAAAATCGTAAATTAATTCTTCTTGCCAATAAGGTATAATTTCTTTAATGCGAAACTTATCCCCCTCAATCTTGGCTTCTTGATTTCTCCCTAAACTATCTTTAACCCACGGATTAGTTGCCCATCTGTTGTTTGGAAAAATAAGGGCAAGTTCATATAATAACTCTTTTTTACGTTTACCTCCCTGCAATTTAATGAAGGCGGGTTTTTTCTGAGTTTTATACTCTCTCCAATATTCATATACCGTGGTTCTTTGCATACAACGATAGAATATTTTAATCTTTTTCTTATTACAAAAAAGTACTATAAAATATTTTCCGTTTTTCATAGAAAATCACGAATGATAGCATACACACCATATGCTGCCAATAGTGTCCAAACAACCATTACAATCTTAACAAAACGAGTAATACCTGTAATGTTATTTAAGATTTCTTGAGTGGATGGGTTGAATGAACCATCATTTTTTTGTTTACATTTTTTACAAGCCATATTAAAATATACACAACTTATTTCTTTTTTTCAATTTTTTAGGTTATATTTTTTTAGGTACAAAAATTTAAAAGAATGATATCATATATTGGAGGTAAAGCAAGAATTGGTAAATGGATTAAAGAATTTATTCCACAAGACATTGAAACGTATGTAGAAGGATTTTCAGGTATGTTTTGGGTTTTTTTTAATATGGATTTAGAAAAATATCCCAATCTTAAAACCGTTGTTTACAACGATTATAATAGATTAAATTATAATCTATTAAAGTGGGCTAAGGATTATGATGTGTTATGGGAAGGTTTGTCGCATTATCCTTGTCAGCAATTAGGAGTTGTCGATACCCCACCACAATATGCGGAAATGTTCAATCAATATCAAAGAGAAATATTTGACGAAAATTTAGTTATAACTGAAGAAAATAGTTTAGAAATTGCTTGTAAGTATGTTTATGTTTTAGGTCAAGTATTTTCAGGTTCAAAACCTGAGACAGCAAAGTATATGGATTACAAGGGTGAATATCGATGTAAAGTATTGGTCTTTATGGATAAATTAAAAAACCCGAAGTACCGTCAACATTTTGATAAAATCACATTTGTTGAAAATTTGGATTTTCAACAAGTAGTAGAAAAATACGATTCCCCAACAACTTATTTCTATATGGACCCTCCATATTGGAAAACGGAGAATTATTATTCAAATCACGATTTTGATGCAAACGACCATATTAGATTGGCGGATTGTATAAAGGGAATTCAAGGTAAGTTTAGTTTATCATATTACGATTTTCCACAATTATCCGAATGGTTTCCAAGAGACCAATATCGTTGGGAACAAAAAGATTTCAGTAAAGCTGCGTCAACCAAGAAGGAGAAGAATATGGGCACTGAACTTTTAATTATGAATTATTAAAATTATATTTATTTAAAAATTAGTTATGGAATCGAATTGGTACGTGGTAAAAGTTTTACCGGGTAAAGAAAGGTCACTAAACGAAGACTTTAATAAACAAATATCATTAGGTAAAATTAAAAATGTAATTCGTTTTGTTTGTCCAACAGAAAAACATTTTGTTGTTGTTAAAAATAAAAAAGTATTAAGAGAAAAAGTTCTTTATAGTGGGTATTTGTATTTTGAAGCAACAAATAAGTTAGATGAACCTGAATTAAAAACAATCTCATTAATACCAAATATTATGGGTATGATGGGAGATAGAATGCCCGTTCTTTTAAAAGAGGCCGACGTTAGAAGAATTTTAAAAGATGATACATTAGAAGAACATATCGAATCTAAACGTTTAAAGTACACAATTGGTGAAAGAGTTGTAATATCAGAAGGACCTTTCTCATCATTTGAAGGTATTATTTCTGACGTTAAAGGAGATAAGGTTGATGTTGAAGTTAAAATTTTTGGGAGAAATACCGCAGTTTCATTAACTTTGAATCAAATAGAAAAAATATAATGGAATTATCACCCGAAGTTTTAATTTATATACAAACAGTAAAAAATTTTCTTAGTACCAATGAAGAGGCGAAAAATTATTTTTTAGCTGAGGGTATTGACGAAGAAACTTTTTTTCATCATTTAGCAGAAATTTCAGAGAAAAATTTCAAATCAAATGGAGAGGTTATGTTATCAAGAGTTCAGTTTGAATTATTGAGAAAAACCTTAATAGCTGCAGCAATTGCAATCAAAGAACTTCCCGAAGAGGAAAATCTTGAAAGTTTAGAAGATAGAATTTTTATCGATGCCAGAGGGTATGGTAAAATTTGTCTCAACTAACTTTATTTTATTATCATTTTATTGTATTATTATTTTATGGAAAAAACATTTTCAAGTTCATATCCTATGTATGATACCGTTTACGGTACAGAAATTCCGATGGAACAATATTTCGTAGTTAAATTTGATGCTCTACCTTCTAAACATTTAAATAATTTAAGTTATGACCCATCAATTATTGGACATTTAACTACTTTAGGTTATGTTGAAGAAACTAAAGTTTTTGCATCCAATAGAAGATTTGATTTATCATCTCAATCATTATTTGTAAATGAAAAAAAACAAATTATGATTAGAGTTTACGGTAGTGTAAATAAAAACAAAGATAACCTTGTTCAAATAGACGTTATTTATAATTTTAAAAATGGGGATTTCGATACTCAATTTGAAAATGTCGACCTTAAAAAATACGAGAGACCAAGAAAAAAATGTAACATAAGTTTGGTTAAAAGTGATATGGGTCATTTAGATACTGAAGATTATGATTTATTCGTCCAACCGATGGATTTGGAAATGAATTATGGTAAGTCATTTAAAAAAGTTCACGAAGTCATTATTGAAAGATTAAATAAACCAAACGATAAAGGAATTATCTTACTTCACGGAGACCCTGGTACTGGAAAAACATCATACATAAAACATTTAACTACATTAGTTAAAGATAAAGATATTTTATTTATCCCACCATCAATGGCGGAGATGTTATCTGAACCTTCAATTATCCCATTCTTAATGGACCATAAAAATAGTATCCTAATAATTGAAGATGCGGAAAGAGTTATTGCAGATAGAGAGGGTAATGGTTCACCTGCAGGAGTTTCTAATATTTTGAACTTAACAGACGGTATTTTAGGAGATTGTTTGAATATTCAAATCTTAGCCACTTTCAATATGAAAAGGGAAAAAATTGACCAAGCATTACTCCGTAAGGGTAGATTAATTGCAGAACATAAATTTGAGAAATTGAATGTTGAAGATTCCAATAAATTATTGAAATTTTTGAAAAAAGAACACGAAGTTGGTGAAGCAATGAGTTTGGCGGATATATATAATATAGACACAGAATTAATAAAAACATCAAATAAAAGTAAAATAGGATTATACTAAATATGGAAAACGTAACAGCAGAAAAGGTAGGTGAATTAACATCTCAAGGTAAGAAGGTATTAGTGGATTTTTGGGCCAAATGGTGTGGACCCTGTAAAGCATTAATCCCAAGATTAGAAAATATTGAAAACGATTACCCAAATGTGGTATTTGTGAAAGTCGATGTTGATGAAAATATGGACATTGCATTGGATATGGGAATTCGTTCAGTTCCTACGGTAATCATATATGATGGAACTAAGGTTGTTGATAGGTCAACGGGTGCTAACCAAGATAACTATTATAAAAATATTTTAGATAATCTTTAATATGGCAAACAAAATTGTTGTTTTTACATTAAACGGATGTGGACATTGTGTCGAACTTAAAACTAAACTAACACAAAACAGTATACCATTCCAAGAAATAGAAATTGGGAGTAATCAAAAATTATGGGACCAAGTGGTAAATCAAACAGGTCACAATTCATTACCAACAGTTTTTGTTGGGTTAGAGGGAGGTGAAAGTGGACCCGTTTTTGTACCTGGAAGGGACTATAAAGACAAAGATGAACTACTTGAAATGATTAAATCATATGTTTAAAACAAAAAGGGATTAAAAAATCCCTTTTTTTATGCTAAGAAGTAGAATAAAAGTATTTATGTAAAAGACTTTACTTTTAAATGGCATTACAACAGATAAATTGGACCCAGATTAACACTTCTTTAGTTCCATCGGGTTCTATAATTGATTTAGGTAACGAGACTGGTTCACTTCACGCAGTATATGCCGACAATTTATATGTATCGGGTTTATCATTAACTGACTTTATTGGACAGGCTGGTACAACAGAATTAAATTTGTTTACGGCTTCGATAAATGAAGCATTGGAAACCACAGGTTCTAATTTAACGGTTAAAGGTAATTTACTTGTTAAAGGAACCACAACAGCGGTAAATTCGACCACAGTATCTATCGGTGACAATATCATCGAATTAAATGGTACTGCGGCAACAAATGGAGGTCTTTTAATTAAAGACCCAACTGCCCCAAGTATATCGGGATCATTATTATGGGATACCACCAACAATAGATGGATTGGAGGTCAATTAGGTGATGAAAGAACAATTGCGTTATTAAGTACAGGTTTAACGCCACAATATTTAGTAAAGTACGGAGTAGATGGTCAATTAAGAAATAGTAGGGTTAGTGATAATGTCGATTTTCAAATCCATCTTCACGATACAGGAACTTTCATAGTTCAAGGCGCCACATTTTTAAGTGGTAATTTATACTTAGGTCACGAAGAATTAAATCCGGATAATTTACATAAATTAGTAATTGGAGCAAGATTATCTTCATCACTTCATCCCCACGCCGATATTCAATATGAATTAGGTTCAAGTAGTTTAAGATTTAAAACTGTTTATACCGACACTGGTTCAATAAGTAGAATTGAAAATTTAACAAATCCATCAGACGGAGTATGGATTCAAGGAATTGGTAATGTTTCCGATTTTTCATCTTCATTAGACAATACCACATTAATATTATCAAGTTCATTATCATCATCTATAAGTGCTTTATCTAGTTCAGTATCGGCATCTATTGATGATTTATATACCACAATAGATAACGTATCAAGTTCATTTAGTTCATCTGTTAGTACATTATCAAGTTCATTATCTACAAGAATTGATTCTTTAAATCAATTTTCAAGTTCTATAAGTGGTGCAATTGAAGTAACTGGTAGTAATGTAACCATTAAAGGTGACTTATATGTAAAAGGAACAACAACATCGGTTAACTCAACAACAATATCATTAGGTGATAATGTTATTGAATTAAATGGTAGTGAAGCTGCCTTTGGTGGTTTATTAATTAAAGATGTAACAAACCCCGACCAAATCTCAGGTAGTTTATTGTGGGATTCTGCAAACAATTATTGGGTTGCCGGTCAACTTGGTGATGAAGATAGAATTATTTTAGCCACAGAATTAACTAATTTATCTTCTTCATTATCTGCATCAATTGATTTATTATCAGGTTCTGTATCTGAAACCTTAGACCAATTAACGATAGATTTAAATGCCACAAATATATGGCAACAAACTGGTTCGTTCTATGGTACAAATCAGAATATTCAAATTACAGGAAGTGGTGCGAGTTTAATGAGTTCACCTGATGGTGTAACAACAGCCAAATATGCGTTATCAGTTTCGCAATCAATACACGCTGCAAATATTAATGTAGGTATACCAACCTCAAATGATTGGAAAACAAGTTTAGAAGGTTCTTATTTCAATAATTTTGATAAAAATACCGACGTATCAGAAATTTTAAGATTTGTTGCTGGTTTATTATCATCATCAGCACCTGACGCATCTCCAAATACAAAAACATATAG